ACGTGCACTTGTACACGTATAGGTGATTAACCTATAGAGCGAATAGTGAGAATCGAACTCACGCCACCTACTTGGAAGGAAGGAGCACTACCATTATGCAATATTCGCAAGGTGAGTAGGTGGATTGTCTATTACCACCAAGGAGAAGTCTAGATACCATTTATAGTACCGCCTTAATCCTACCAAAGCCTTGCTCCGCTAAGAGCAGGGACGCTAATCCCAGCCTTGTGCAATTCTCGCCCCATCTAGACAAGGGACTTCGTTCTGCCATACTCCAGGTTCTGATCAGGAACCTGTTTGCTGCCCCACCTGGGATCGAACCAGGGACCTGCCGATTAACAGTCGGACGCTCTTCCAGCTGAGCTATAGGGCATTGTGTCCGTTAAGGATGGACTTCCTATTTGGTTGTAATTAATTATAGCATGTACTACGGTAGTTTGCAAGTCAAACTTGGAGAAATTTTCATAAAATCTTTATATTCTTGTTTATAAAAATCTTCTGGGGTAATTCCAAATGATTCTTTAAAAGCAAGTCTCCAGTCACTAGTAGTTCTCATACGTTCATAGAAGTTCAACATTGCTTTATGCCCACCATAGTATGTGATCAATTCTGCCACAGAGACAGCTCCATATCCATACTGCTTTGCCCAGTTGCCATTGCCTGTTTCAATTAACTTCATTTCAGAAACAAACTTATCCTGCGTCTTTAGATCATTATATCCAGGAATCATGCAACCAAATCCAGCTAGATGACCTCCAATATTTTTTTCTACATTCTTATCTTTAACTTGTGCTAGCCACCAACCATAGTATGTTGCAGCACCTTCATTTAGCCAAGATGGAATATCAAAGGCACGTTGATAGTTTGTTACCTTACCAAGTTTTGTTCCGCCTGTTGTGTACAATACACTATGAACATATTCATGTGCTAATAGTTGGTTTCTCCACCACTCAGTTTTATTTGACCACATACAAGAAATTGAACTCCACTCGTTACCGCCGTTACCATTCTCACAGGTTTTACCGTTGATATCAGTAGAGTAACCCTTCCATCTATCGTCTACACGATTGATTTCTGGAGATGCCCCCCAAGCAACGTCAAGTTCAGATGTGACGATAGAGTAGTAATATGTTGGTGCATAGAATGGAGAAAAGACACTACCTATAAGCTGATAGACTTTTGGAATATTTTTCTTAATTGCTGGGTCAAGGCTTGGCCCAATCTTTAGGTTTTCAGTTGGAAAAACATATCCGCCATAATTAATATACTTATCTACATCTTTGAATGATGCTACTAACGTAGAAAAATCTGATCCTAACGCCTTTGGTGTGGCAATAGGAGTAGGTTTTGCTGGCGTTGTAATAGTCTTACAAGAAATTGTCTTTTTTGAAGATGAACACTTTACAGTTGCTGCATCTGCACAACCAGCACCAGTAAACAATAATGCAAAAGTTAGGCCAAATACCATAGTCTTTTTCATATAGACTATCCTTACTGTATAAGTTTAATTACTGGTGAACATGGATCTCCGCCATCTTCCCATTCTTGCTGTTCTTCTTCTGACATGTATGGGTCGCCATCATGTGTATAGCAAAAAGGCTCTGTTACCCAGCCTTTTTCGATTCCGTGTTGTAGCCAATCAAATAGCTCATCAAAATTTTTATCTGTCATAGAAATAGTATAGCATTAGGCAGTGACAATGTCAACTGGACCTTGGCAACTTGTTGAAAATTTTATAGCAGCAGATACTGCTTTCATGACACGTTTACGAGTATCTTTTAGGTTTTCTGTAGAATACATGGACCCATAGGCGTATTCAGATCCAGAACCCATTGCAACATAGTCATGCATGTATTGATTTAAAGACATATCAACAGCATTATGTTCGTATATCTTGCCACGTATACCTATGAGCAATCCGAAGTCAGAATCATTGGATACATCTACCCACCAATTTTCATAGAATACACGTAGGGCAATAAGAAAGTCTGTATACATAAATTTATCCAGATCGTCTCCCTTTGGAGTTGGTGGCTTGAAGTTATACTTCATTCTATCTCCATCCATAGAGCCACAATATCCAAAAAGATATTCTCCGTGCTTCCATACCTTTGGGCTAGTCAAAGACATGATTAGGTTATTTTCAGATGCACCACGGTCTCCAGCCATGTGAATTTTATCACCATGACGTGCTGCTACAATACATGTCATACTATCTCCATTTTCTCTATAGGATATTTGCCAACTTCTTCATCATAAGTAAAACCAATTGATGCTGCATATCTAGTTCCACTGGTAACTGTAGTTACTTGATGTAATAGCATAGCATCAAAGCTAATCATTGTCAAGGATTTGGGAGTGTAGGTATATTTTTCTTCTGGAAAATCCAAAAGACCCCCATCAAAATCTTCATTTAAATAAAACATTATCGTGAAGACATCTTGCCCTCTAGTTGGGGATTCATCCCTATGTGGTCTACAGAATGATCCAGGCCCATTCTTAATTATTAGCAAATCAGTAACGTATGGTACTTTTTCAATATCTCCGCTAGATAGGTGATGCCTTAATGCAATTTCAGAATATTTCCTAATAAAGTTTTTAGAAATGTCATCTTCTGGATTACACAGGATTTCCCTGCCTTGATCATTTATAAATCTACCATTTCTAGATTCAAGCAAATTAATAAAGTAGTCTGCTTCAGACTGATCAATTTTTTGATCATAGACTTTGATAAATGACATGAAAAGACCCTTTCAGGATTGGTATATCTATTATACCGCATTATCCCAAAAGGGCCAAATCAAGTCAATAATGACTAATTAGTTTGTTTTTTATCAACCGCAGCGAATGCCTGATTGATTTCTGCAATAGTGAGCTTGCCGTCATCAAGAAATGCTCTTGCAAGCTTTTCCACGACAGTAGCAACACCAAGCAGACCTGCCAAGCATACAGCCTGTACAGTATCAATGCCAATCACAGCACCAGCACCCAGAACTCCGAGACCATTTGCTGCAAACACTGCAACAATTCTCGTGAGGACATTAGACAGGGCTTTTGGTCCCTGGGGTTTGGCTGGCACAGTTCCTTGTGTTTTTGCCATTAGTCTTCCTCTCTGTTTCTTATCGGATAGGTAACAATCCATGCAAACATGGTTCCTAATATCGCATACCCAACAATTGCTTTGGCACTACCATCAAGGACAACCCAAGCAATAAACATGCCTAGAAGTGTCCAAAGTTGGTCTACCATATCTTTAAAGAATTTAACCATTCTTATTGTCTCCTTGTATTGTTAGACCCACCTGTAGTACCACCTGATGAAGCAACAGAAACTGCATTCATCGCTGCACCTGCAGCAACGACTGTTGCAACTACCATGTGTTGAGCCTCTTCTCTCTCAGCAGGGCTCATGTCTGCACCAATAGAACCAAGGGCAGCAAGGGCTGCTCCTGGGTCAGAAAGCAATTCTCCTACGAATGCTCCTGGGTCAGAAATCAATTCAATATTTGCAGCATCTTGTGCTGTGATCACAACAGCATTTCCACTCTCATCTGTTCTAACATCAACTGGTGTTGAAGGTGGTAGATCAGAATAGGATATTCCTGCTGCCTGTATTTGTTCGCTAGATAATGCTTCTCCTGGCTTTAGCTCTTCTACTAGAGATAAAACAATTGCTGCTTTTTCTTCTTCTGTAACTACCCCGTCTGCCTTGGAATCATCTACAATGTTTTCAGTTTTTGCTGCCTCTTCTGCAGCCTTTTGTTCAGCCTCAAGTTTTGCCTTTTCCTCAGCTAGCCTCTCTGCTTCTGCAAGTTTTTCTGCTTCTAGTCTTTCTGCCTCAAGCTTTGCAGCCTCTTCTGCAGCCAATCTTTCCGCTTCTAGTCTTGCTTCTTCTTCAGCTTTGGCAAGTGCTTCTGCTTCTGCTTTAGCCTTAGCTTCTGCTTCTGCAGCAAGTCTTGCTTCTTCTTCAAGCCTTAGCCTTTCTTCTTCTGCTGCTTTTGCTTCAGCTTCTAATCTTAGCTTTTCTTGTTCTGCAGCAATTCGTTCTGCTTCAGCTTTTGCAGCAGCTTCTGCAGCAGCTTTTGCCTCTGCCTCTGCTTTAAGTCTAGCTGCCTCTTCTGCAGCTGCTTTGGCTTCTGCTTCTAGCCTAAGTCTTTCTGCCTCTGCTCTTGCTGCAGCTTCTGCTGCCAATCTAGCTTGTTCTGCAGCTATAGCAGCTTGTCTAGCAGCCTCTTCTGCTGCTGATTGCTGTGCAATAACAGTAGACAGATTGCTAACTGATCCACTTGCACTTTGAACTGCTGAAACTGCAATTGCTGACAAGTTAATAGCTGTTGTTATTGCCTGATTGGCATCTTGGATTGCAATTTCCTGTTCAGCCTGTGCTGACACGACTGCTTCTTCTGCAATGGCAACTTCCGATGTAGCTAAAGATACCTGATCTAATGATTGATTTTCAATTTGAATTAAGCTATTTAATAATGTATTGCTGGACTGTAGTTGACTATTTGCATCTGCTAAATTTTGAACTTGTTGCTGTGTAGGGCTTGAGGTAGTTGTAGAAAAAGCTGTTGCAGGAACTATTGACCAACTACCACCCTGAGTCCACATAAGATTAACATTGGCACCACCGCCATTTTCATAATAGTATAGTGTCATTGGAATTGGCTCACCAGCCTGTACATTATAGGTGATTGCTGTTCCTCCGCCACCCTTGTCATACCAGTCATTAATAACTGTTTGTCCATTTAGTTTTAGGATAACGCCATCATCTGCTGGAGCATAAAGACCAACTGTTCCAGTATATTGAGATGTAATATTACCACTAAACTTAACAATAAAGTCTTCTGCTATCAAGTTAAAAGCTGCTCCACTACCCCAGTTAAAGTTAATCTGAGTTACAGTAGTTGTATATATTGGTGATCTACCAATCTGTTCTGGAAGTGGTGGGGCATTGTTGTATCCACTCATATTATAAATTTCTGCCTTAAGGCCAGAGGATAACCCTATTGTTTGATTAATAGCAGTCTGTACCGATTGAACATTTTGAATATCTGTTGCAACCACAACTTCTTGTGCATCAACGTTGGCAGATGCTTCTGCTAGGTCTGCTGTAGCATTTACTAGGTTTTCCTGGGCATTATCTAAATTCGATTCTGCCTGAGTTACTGTTGCTGTAGCACCATCTACTACAGAAATCTTAATGTTGGCTTGCTCTACAGCTGTCTCTGCAGAATCTACTGCATTAGCAGCAACCTCGATTGCCTGTGTCGCTGTAGTAATTGCTGTAGAAATTATTTCTGTTACTGAGACTGACCCTGAGCTCTGTACCGCTGATTCCATATTTTGAGAAACAACCACTAAGTCAGCATTAGCTGTTTGTAATTGTACAACTACTGTTGCTAGATCGCCCTCTTGAACAACGGTTACGGTAGCAGAATTTACCACTTCATCAGCTGATGCAGTAGCAAGTGGCCATAGAGTCATGACTCCAGTTAGCGTAAGTAAGGCAAATATTGCCCAAGACTTCTTCAAAGTAGGGGTCTCCTTTGTAGGGTTAAGAAGCTTAACAATCTAATTATACACCATTTTGACAAAAGAAAAGGCCCCTCCGAAGAGGGGCCAAATCAGATAACTTTAAAAATCCCAGTCATCATCTGTTGTAGCTTCATGCTTACCAATTACGTAAGACGAACCTGAGCCAGAGAAGAAGTCGTGATTTTCGTCTGCGTTAGGAGACAGTGCAGAAAGAATCGCAGGGTTAACATTGCATTCATCTTTTGGAAATAGTGCATCAAATCCAAGATTCATCAATGCCTTATTTGCATTATAGTGAAGGAACTTCTTTACATCTTCTGTTAGTCCAACCTCATCGTAAAGATCTGCAGTGTACTTAATTTCATTTTCATACAATTCCATTAGAAGAGAGTATGCAAAATTCTTAAGCTCTTCCTGTCTCTCTATTGATGATTCGTTGTATGCTTGCTGGAACTTATAGCCAATGTAATAGCCATGGACAGCTTCGTCACGAATGATTAGGCGGATTAGGTCAGCAGTGTTGGTGAGCTTAGCTCGTGATGACCAGTACATAGGTAGGTAGAAACCTGAGTAGAACAAGAATGATTCGAGCAGGGTCGAAGCAATCTTTCTCTTTTCTGGGTCATTTCCATTGTATCTTTCAAGAACGATACGTGCCTTCTTTTGAAGGTATGGGTTATCCTCAGACCAGCGGAACGCATCCTCGATCTCCTGGGTAGAAGTTAGAGTAGAGAATACGCTAGAGTATGACTTAGCATGTACTGACTCCATGAAGGCAATGTTAGTAATTACTGCCTCTTCGTGTTGGGTACGTGCATCAGGGATAAGAGATGTTGCTCCAACGGTACCCTGGATTGTATCAAGCATCGTCAGGCCAGTAAAAACACGCATTGTTAGCCATTTCTCATGATCTTTCAAAGTTGACCAAGACTGAGTGTCATTGGATAGTGGCACCTTCTCAGGCAGCCAGAAGTTTGCAGTCAGACGGTTCCAGACCTCTAGGTCAATTGGATCCTCTAGCTTATTCCAGTTAACTGGACGACTAATCATTATTTTCTCCCTTTTATTTTCTACTATAGCATGCAGCTAACACAGTTGTCAATCTCAGTACCCTCAAGTGCTAGCTGACGAATTCTAATGTAATAGATAGTTTTAATACCCTTCTTCCATGCATAAATCTGGGCACGGTTTACATCACGAGTGGTGGCAGTATCCTTGAAGAACAAAGTCAGCGATAGACCCTGGTCTACGTGCTGAGTTGCAGCTGCGTAGACATCAATGATCTTTTCAGGTCCAACCTCATAAGCATCTTGGAAATACTTACGATTCTCGTTAGTTAGGTATGGTGCTGGATAGTAAACACGCCCCATCTTTCCTTCCTTGCGAATCTCAATTTGAGAAGCAATAGGGTGGATTGAGGATGTTGAATTATTAATATATGAAATAGAACCAGTTGGTGGCACTGCTTGCAGATTCTGGTTGTAGATACCGTGCTTGTGAACTGACTTAGCTAGTTCCACCCAATCTTGAGTAGTAGGAATTGCAATGTTTGCTTCTGCAAAAATCTTAGTTACCTTATCAGTCTTTGGCTTCCATTCCTGAAGAAGATACTTGTCAAAAAATTCACCAGTAGCATACTTTGACTTCTCAAAGCCATCAAAAGGAGAGCCTGTTTCTACTGCCATCTTGTTAGATGCCTTCAATGCCTCGTACAGTACTGTGTAGAAGTAGATGTTGGTGAAGTCAACTGACTCCTCGTCACCATACATCATTTCTTCTTTACCAAAGTAGCCATGTAGATTCATCTGGCCAAGACCAATAGCACGTGACTTTCTGTTACCCTCAGCAATTGACATTACCGAATCGATATATGACAGATCTGCTACGGCAGTAAGTGCACGAATTGCTACTTCAATAGTCTTACCAAAATTAGGAGATTCCATAGCCTTGGCAATGTTTAATGATCCTAGGTTACATGAGATATCTTTGCCAATCTCATCATAGGATAGGTCTGCGTTGTAGGTGGTTGGAGTGTTTACCTGCAGAATCTCTGAGCAAAGGTTTGACATGTTGATGCGACCCTCAATTGGATTCTCACGATTTGCTGTGTCTTCATACAAAATGTATGGGTAACCAGACTCAAACTGAAGCTCAGCAATTCTTTGGAATAGATCACGAGCCTTGATCTTTGACTTCTTGATGCGTGGGTCGTCAACCATCTCCTGGTACTTCTCGGTGACCGAGATGTCGCTGAATGGAACTCCGTATACCTTCTCAACGTCGTATGGAGAGAAGAGATACATGTCTTCACCATTCTTAGCCAGCTCAAGTGTTACGTCAGGAATAACCACACCAATTGAGAGAGTCTTGATACGAATCTTCTCGTCAGCGTTCTCACGCTTGGTGTCTAGGAACTTCATGATGTCTGGGTGGTGAACGTTTAGATAAACGGCACCAGCACCCTGACGTGCACCCAGCTGGTTTGCATAGCTGAATGAGTCTTCGAGAAGCTTCATCACTGGGATGACACCAGATGACTGGTTTTCAATCTTCTTGATTGGTGCACCAGCTTCACGAATATTGCTTATGTTTAGAGCAACACCTCCACCACGCTTTGAAAGCTGTAGTGAAGAGTTGATTGCACGAGCAATTGATTCCATGTTGTCTTCGATACGAAGGAGGAAGCATGAAACAAACTCTCCACGCTGTTTCTTACCTGCATTAAGGAAAGTAGGTGTAGCAGGCTGAAAACGACCAGTAATGATTTCTTCTACTAAATCTTTTGCCAACTCCTGGCTACCATTTGCCAGCATCAAGGCATTCATGCAGATTCTGTCTTCAAAACGCTCTAGGTAACGCTCACCATCAAATGTCTTTAGAGCATACTGGGTGTAGAACTTATAGGCACCAACAAATGTTGGAAAGCGGAACTTATGTCCATATGCCTGCTTGAATAGCTCTTTGATAAACTCAAATGAATACTTGCTAAGAATGGTCTCATCATAGTAGTCATGTTCCACCAAGTAGTGCAACTTTTCTTCTAGTGAATGAAAGAATACAGTATTTTGATTTACGTGATCTAGGAAATAGCTACGTGCTGCTTCCTTATCTTTATCAAACTGAATCTTTCCATCTTCGCCATAAATATTTAGCATGGCGTTTAGCTCATGATAGCTATAGTTATCCATTTATCTCATCCAACCTATTCGTTACTCGTTGTACATCTTCTGATGTACCAAAGATTTCTACCTTTGCAATGACTGGTACTCCAGTCTTTTGAGATATCATTTCTGCTGCTTTACAGAAATGTTCTCCAAAATTTGTGTTACCAAGACCTATTATACCAACTAATTTTGATCTGTTCTCTGGTATGTTTAAAAATTTTCTAACTGATTTAGGGATTGCTGTCTTATCACTTCCACCACCGTATGTTGGAACAAATAATACATATTTAAAATCAATAATCATTGGGTTGTTATCATCCCACATTATGGGAATCCTTGTTGCGTTATCTGTTATCTTTTCTACAAACTTTTTAGTATTTCCAGAATGGTTAGAGAAATACACAATACCCACAGACATCTACTTTACTCCTGATTATTAGACAAGTAAGGGGAGAGATTTTACTCTCTCCCCCTACAAGTCATTGCTTTAATTACTTAAGTGTTGCAACCTTAGCCTTTGGGAACTTCTTGTTCCACTTTGCAGCAAGTGCATTGTACTTTGCCTTTGCAGACGCAGTGTTCTTAGCTTCAGCGATAGCCTTTGCCTTCTCAAGCTCAAGCTCTGCCTTTACCTTTGCAAGTTCTGCCTTAGTTGCATCGTGTGCAACCTTCTCTGCAGCAAGTTCTGCAGTCTTAGCAGTTACTTCTGATGCAAGGTCACGAACTGTAACATCAGCAATACGAACCGCAACAGGTGTTGCTAGTCCAGTTACAGCAGATGCTACAGTTGCAGTTGCAAGCAGACGAACAGTTCCTGAAGCAGGAAGTGTAATGTCCTTGGTCTTTGTGCCAAGAGTTGCAGTTGCAGTGTCTGTAGTTAGAGCGAATGTCTCGTTTGTAGTTGCTGTAGTAACCTGAAGGTTAATGGTTGCACCACCCTTAGCATTACCAAATACATCCACACCACGAACGGTTGCAGTGTATACAGTACCAGCAGCACCAGTTGCAGATCCAGCAAGTTCAATTGCGTTCAATGCACCAGCAGTACCCTGGAAGTAGTAAGTAGTTGTGTTTCCACCAACAGTTACTGCAACAGAACCAACTGCTGTAGTAGTAGTGAATACATAAAGGTCAGCAGATGTACCTGTACCAGTTGAAACAGATACAGATGATGTGCCTGCAGCAGCAGTTACTGGAGAACCAGAAGCAGCAAGTGCAGTAACGATCTTACCGTTAGTTGCGACAGCAGAAACAGTAGTTCCAGTGTCAAGGCCTGTTAGGGCAATCTTTAGTGCGTCTGCAGCATCTACAGAGTTATCTGCAGGAACTGGTAGAGCGACTGGTGCTGAAATAGCAGTACCGCCAGTAGCAGCTGAACCGCCAACTGTTAGAGCAGTAGATACTGCAGCACTTGCAGGTGTTGCGATTACTGATGTTGCAAGGGCAGTGGCTGCAACCAATGCGAATGCGATCTTCTTAATTGAAGTCATATATATATTTCCTTTTCTTGTTATATTAGTTTTAATCTATCCAAGTAGTCTTTAACTTCTTTTGGCATAGGTTTATATTGTATCACACTATCTTTTGCCTTGTCAAGTTCCGACTTGGGTCTATCTCTGAATGTATGGATCTCTACCTCAAGGTTAAGGTCCCTTGGGGTGTGACTTATAGCACCAAAAACAGAACCACACACAGCGTCAGCCAAGTCCTTTGAGAGTTTACGTGGGTGGTCTACATTCTTTCCATTTTTGGTAATTTTTAGTTCTGTTAGTTCTTCGAACAAAAGTTCGATTGCTGGCATTGCGAGTCTATCTTCATAAATAAGCATAGCCATATCTTCGTAGTGTTTCTTACCCACAGAAACGGTGTCGGTTCTCATACCCACTTCTGCAAGCTCTTTCTGAATATCAAATGACTGCCAGCGGTCAAATGATACCAAACCTATATTAAATCCAAGTCTTCTTAAATTTTGAATCCATTGCTTTACTTCTGACAGGTCAACAGGGCCTTCTGTCTTTGGTTCCCACCAAGCAACGGCATCAACAATAACTACTGGAGAAATTTGTTGATAATCTTTAATTACCTGAACATTAACCCATTTATCAACATGGGCAATTGCGACTGCACACTTGTCATGTCTCTGTGCAAGGTCAGCATGAACATAGTATATCTTATCTGGGTCAGGAGTAAAAGATGGTTCAAATCTTCTAAACTGATCCAGAGGATTTCTAATGCTCATAGATGACCTTACCTTGTCACGCTGTCTGAAGAATGTATCAGTCATATATGTTGGAATACATGCAAAACGCTGCATCGCATCTCCCATATCTGTAAAGAATGCAAGCTTAAAGTCATCAATCTTTCTAGTTGGATTAACTACCCAAGTTGGTCTCTTTAGAGCAAATACATTAGGATACTTATAGCTAACAATTTCATCTTCATCCCACTCAATTTCTAGACTATTACCCTCTGCATCCTCTGGAATATCTGGGTTAAGAATAAACTTATGAGTCTTGTGTATAACTTCTTTTTCAGCAATTACTCCATCATAGTGTGTGGAGATAAAGTCTCCTGGAAAACGTGGGAAGGATAGCAGTGCTACCTTTCCTAAGTCTGGGAAGCGAGAGTCTACTGATGCACGGAACGCTTTATAGATGTTGTCCGCTGTTTTACCTTGATCATTTCCAGTTGCAATCTCAGTAGCGAAACCAGAAATCTCGTCAAGCACCGCAAGGATAAGGTTGAGCCCTTCGTGAGATTCTCTTTCTGAATGTCCTGAATATACTGTAATTGATTCATCAAACTCAATAGATTCTGCTTTTGCGTTGAACTTGCCAATAAACCAGGGAGATTTTTCAATCTTGGTCTTAAAGCCTTTAAAGAATACGTTCTTCGCCTGCTGAGCGTTGATCGCAACGTTAATGATATCAATGGCATCCCCAGGAGGTTTACCAAAATAACGAGCAGGCTCTTTAAGGCATAGAAGTTTATACACAATGTAAGCACATGCAACTGTCGAAGTGAAGTCTTTACCAGACCCCTTACCAAGCTGAAGGATGACTTCATTCTTGGTGTATTTCTTATAGTATCTTGTTCCATCTGTTTCTCCCATTAAATCAATGAGGTCCTCTAGTTTATAGATTTGACTCATTGCCTCGACAATGTCATACTGAACATCTGACAGTCTAGGCTGGTTTAGGTAATCTTCCCCCTCAACAAATGTACGTGCATCTACGGGAGTTTCCCTAAAATTATCAGACTTAAGTGCATCTAAAAAATCATCGAACATCGTTATTCACTATCGTAATTGTTTCTGACGAATTCTTGCTAATTCTAGAAAGTCTACGCATAATTTCATCACGGATTTCTGGATATTCAGACGCAATGTCTTTTAGGATTTGGATAAGTGCTTCTTGTCTCTCCTCGATGGCAATCATCTCTTCTGCAAGCTCTTTATTTTCTAATAGTCCTGCTTTTTGTAGCATATCAATACGTGTCTTCTCAAGGTCCATAACAAGCTTAATACCCTGAGTCTTTGCAGCCAGGTTTGCTGTTGTCGTTGCCTCATCAATTACTTCGTAGGCTTTTGAGATTAGCTTGCTATAGTGGGTGTCAGCACCAACCAAAGCCTCTTTAGCACGTGCACGGATAGCAGCATTGTCTGCAGCCATCTGTCGCCACTCACTAATGTATGCCACAACTGTCTGCCTTGGCATAGCAAGTTCTTTAGAAATCTGTGTTGGATCGCTACCAGCAAGGTATTTTTCTACTACCTTGTTTACACTATCCAAATGCTCAATTAGTTTATCTTCCATACTTAAAAGCACTCTCCATTCGCTCTTTAATTTTAGCAATAGCTTCTGGTGATTGCAACTGCTCTTCTGTTGGTGCAAATAATGCTCTTGTGGTTAATCCAGAAACATTCTCTACTGGTACATAATAAAATAATGCTAGGCTTTCTCTGTTTACCCCAGCTGGAGCATGACATGCATCATCTGCAGGTAGGCCATGCCAAAAGTTTTGATCTGTCTCAAATACCACAGCACGATTAAATACTGGGTCTACATCAAAAATCTTTTCTTTTGGCTGACCGTTCTCATCATCCCAAAACTCTAACTGGCCACCATACTCTGGTTTCCAATCTGGATTAGTATAAACAATAATGTTTAGCTTACGTCTTAGCCCTAGCTTTGGGTGTAGGTCAGCATCCTTGTGTAGGTTTAGCCTTCCATTGTGTGCGTGTAAATGCATACCACCTGCATGCAAGCCATAATCTGCAATTAGGCCATTGATTCCAGTCATGCCCTCAAGTTGATCTACGAAGTCTTGAGACGACAGATGAAACATAGCACGATAAATGCTTCCTGGATACCAGTCCCAGTGTGTGGACAATCTTTTTTGTTCAAACTCAGTGTGGTTACGAGTCAGCCATCTTTCATCATCGAAGTCATAAAAGTCTTCATTGATTGCCGTAATAGTGGCATCATCAAAGAAGTCATCAATAATCCAAACATTAGTTGGATACGACTTGTGCTGTATTCTTTCGTACACCTCGTTTGCCCTTCTGTGGAATTCTCTTTACCCTGCCCATATCAAATGACCTATATGAATGAGACATACCTCGATGGATTTCGAAGCAGTCTACCCATTTTGAGCCAGTCTCCTTGTTGGTAACAATAGCATCAAATTTAAACTTGAGGCCATATTCTCCACTAATCTTAATTATATCACCACGGTTAATCTCAAACCCATTAACCTCCATTGAGAACTCTCTAGAAAATTTAGTCTCTAGTGGTTCTACAAAAGCTTTCTTACGTGCCAACTAAAACTCACCCTTAATACGCTTAATTTCGTCCTGAATGTAGAAGATTGCTTTCTCAAGATCTTCGATGTGCTTCTCTTCACTCTTAATACCAGCTCGCCAAATATATTTCATGGCATTTCCTAGATTGAAATTCATATGCCTTGTTATTTGTAAGGCTTCGATACCGCTTGGGTGGCTGGTATAGTGCGTTGGATGATTTACTTGATCTACTGTGATCTTTAACTTATTACTCATCGCTTACTCTTTCTTAGTCCAAATTTAGCTAAATAAACATAAATAGTTTCCATACTAACACCGCATTCTTTAGCAATGTCCTCTGGTGATTTTCTGTCTACGAGAAATCTCTTTCTCAACCACGTCTCATTAGTATACAGCTTTGCCATTAGTTTGTCAACCTGTCCCAGTTATTTATAGCATAATGCCCAATGCCAATAGCGTCAGCAACGTCAGGATCGTTGACCACCCTATCATATTGAATATTAATATAATTAATAGTCTTTTCTTTTCTGAGATTTCTCTCATGTGTCTTATACCATGACTCAGACTTGCCAGGATATTCTTTACGTACTTCAAGTTTTTCTTCCTTAGTCAACTTCTTATTGCCAATATAATTCTGCCATGTAATTGGGGCTACCGACTTTATTATAGATACCCCAGAAAGACCTGCAGCACCCAGCAGTGCACCCTGTACAAGTGCTAGGTCTGCAGCAGTCTTTGGACTATTCATAAATACAGTATGCTCAATGACAATTGCATCTATAGACTGATAGACATCTAGGAATCCCTTAGTCTTTTTGCAGGCATCAATGACTTTATCGTAAGTTGTTATTCCTGTGTATTTTATTTTTCCAAAAGAAACTAATTCTTTTGAGTCAAATAAAGAGAATGCTAAGCTAGATGTACTAGCATCAATTGCCAGGATTCTCTTCGGTTTCCCAATTAATGATGCTAGATTTCCCATTAACTATTCCTTTTATTTGTCTTAAAACTTTATTAACTTCTTTTGGATCTACGATACAAGATTCACAAACTTTTTCATCATTATATATTGACAATATAGAGTTGCAAATTTTACACTTGCGATCTCTATTTTTGCGTCTTTCTCTGCGTGTCTGTTCATACCTAGCTGCAATCTTTTCTTTAGTTGCTGCGTCTCTGCAGGCTACAGAACAATATATCTGATAAGAAGTTTTAGGTTTAAACTGTGTGTCACACCATTGGCAATGTTTCATCGATTGGCTCCAAGGACTTAATCTTAATATCTCCCTTGCCAACCTCTGCACATGTAGCCTTTAGAGGACATGTCTTACAGATTTTTGAATTAGATCGATAGTTCTTTTCAGGCATTGTTCTATCTGCCCATGCCTTACGAACTGTTCGCATCCAATCAAATGCGTTGTTTACCCACGATACATAATAGCTGCCTGGTTTTACTTCAATAGGAAATAGAATCAGGTCATGGTTATTCTTATTCTCATATATAAGAACTCCCCTAGACTTGCCAAGAATCTTCATATAGATAAGAATCTGTACAAGGTGGCCAGTCTTAGGCTTACCTGCAGTCTTTCTATACTCAAATCCCTCATTTGGCATTGTCTTAATTTCACCAACAAGTTCTTCATCGTTCCAAAGTACCATCGCATCACCATATCCAAAAATAGGTGGGTCCTGGCTGGTGATCTTGAACTCAGTTGTCTCATTGCCATTATCGTCTACAAACTTCTTGGCAATACCAGATTTCATCATGGCACTCTGGATTCTATCATGAGATAGAGTTCCAGCTGTCATGTTTGCTACACCATATGGGTCAGCAAAGTCTTCGAAGTTACCTCCATCAAATGCCAAGTACCAATAGCGTGGACACTCTCCATGAGAATACGCAATAGTGCTTGGTGCAAAGGTCTTCTTCTTTTGATACTTAGTTTCTCTACCAACAAGATACCCAGAATTTAGCTTCTGAATAAATTGCTCGTGATTAATAAAAGTATTGTCTTTGTCAGTTAATTTTCTTTCCATTACCTGACTCAATAAATTTTTAGCCATAATACCACTAGCGAGTTATGTACTTTAGAGCAGCAACCAAATTATTGATTGATTCTGCAGCAGTAAAGTACAAGTTTTTCTTCGCTCTATCTCCCTTATCTACGTTAGCCATCCAGGTTGCTTTAAAAGACATTTTAGCAGCAATTGCCTGTAGGCGTACGATCTCAATTGTTGCGACATTCAGAGGAATGTCTGGTTTAACTATTAATTTTGCAATAAATGTAAGTGCTGTAGTTAGCTCTTCATCTTGCATATAATCAGCAATGTCCGCTAGGCCATTGATCATGTCTAGTGTTGTTTCATTACTCATTCACAAAGCCTGCAATCTCATTTTGTGGAATGCCAGCCTCAAGTCCCATAGCGTTATAGATATCCCATGCTGCAATCATCTTTGGATGTGCAGCGACTTCTTTTCCATAAGCCTCTCTGCCCTCGAAATTCAGTTGTCCATCAATAGGATTGTCCATGCCAGTCCATCTATAGTTTGTTACTGGACAGTAATCAAAGCTTACAATCTCGCAGAACTCTCCATCTTTCCACTTACGCTTTGGTCTCCAGTGAACCTGATTAACAGCACTAAAGATAATGGCATCGCCCTTCTTAAGGTTATACTCTTTATCGTCTACCCACAAAGTCCAGTCTTCGATGTTCTGGTCAAGGCAGTAGTTAAATGTTACCAGATTCTCGTCTGCATCCAGATGTGGTGGAAGTGATGGTGCATTCTTTCCATCACCATACTTCATGTTATAGTCGATATAGTTAAAGTGTGTCAACCTAATTGGGTCCTGGTGCAAAGGCTTTGCATATGTATCCATCGTTTGCTCAATTGATGGTGGACATAGGAACTCGATCAGGAGTCTGGACATGTGAATAATCTTTTTTGGATGAAAGCGTGACTGTCCGTAATACTGTTCCTGAGAACCTGGCATTGCATAGTATGAGTTATCATACATTAGCTGCCTGTTCTTTTCAATTACATTACGTAATTCTGCCACCTGATCATCTGAGAATGGCTTCTCAATATAGATTGGTAGTGCTTTGTTATATTTATCAAAATCCGTTAGCCATTTATGCATGGGTGCTGGATTGTATGGTCTTTGGTTATTAATCATAAGTATTTGTACTCCTCTTTGTTACCATTATACACGAAATAGAAGAATAGCATAGCTACCTTTTCTCCATCATTAAAAGTTTTTGCTGGTCTACCATGTAGTTGATTGTAAGGCTCAAACACAAGGGCATCATTATCCCTAAGTATTACCTCTCTGCTATCTTCATCTAAAATTAATGGCCACTCAGTATTCGCCTCTAGCTGATAGTCAACTAAAAGATTGTCTGCTTTGTCTTTATGTACATATAGAACTGGTTTGCCGTGTGCTTTAGAATACTCTGTATATGCTAATGATAATGGCTTCCCAATGCCCCAATGTTCTGGCACCTTAGATTGAATTGTTTTAACTATATTATCTGGTATATCTGAACCAGTAATATCGATAATTATTTTACCAAGAGTTTTATTATTAATCGTATACTCAAATGTGTGGTATTGGTTTACCTCAGCATCTTCAAGGGATACCATCTTTCGAGTTGCTTTTTCATTAGCAAAAAAATCCTTTAACTGTGCAATCTCTTCAGGACTGAACAGGTTACGAATAACTAAATCATTCATTGCCATCCTCCATTATTTGCTCCAATAAAGATAACTCAATAACTGCTAGGCGTGTTTTTGTGCCTTCGCTACCCAAGACAATGAAGATGGCAGGATCGTTTCCATTTTTAATGGCATCAGTACTTGCCTTAGCCCAAACATCTTTATTGATTGTGAAAGATTTTCCAACCTCTTTAAAATCAACAGTAAAGTTTTTCCATGTAGCATCACCTTTGTGGGTATTCCTACCAGAATTCTTGTGCTGCTTGGCACCAATTCGCTTGCTCTCGCCTCGTTCACTCATAGTCTTTTTTCGTTTTCTTCTTGTATATTATAACACGAGTCAGGTGCTTCTGAGAACACATCCAGCTAACTTCATATGTCTCTGGGTATAACCTCATGCTTTTTACGTTTTCTTTACAGGTATGACACAAGAACTCTCCAGCATAAACAGAATATTTAGCCATTAAGTTTTGCCTTAAGTGAATCTTGTAGGTCTAGATCTTCCTTTACTCTAGCTACAAAAGCCTCTCTACCCTGGATCTTTGTACCGTCTTCTAGTTGATACCAGGCTCCTGTACGTGATACAAGGCCTACTGATTCTGCTGTGTCAACAAGATCACCAATACTGTCAACGCCAAGGTCATCACCTCTAAAATAGAAGTCATACTCGCCACCCTGGAAAGCAGGAGAAGTCTTAGAGAACTGTAGGTCCCAACGAACTTTTCTGCCAATCTTTTCTTCAATGAGTTTATCTCCGACACTAATCTTCCCCTTAATTGCTTGATTGTCTGATTCAGATGAGAACAGTCTAATAATTGTGGATGAATAGAACTTGACAGACGTTCCACCTGTTGGTTGCTGGCTGGTATACATTGCACTAATGTTATTTCTAGACTGACTAATAAAGATAAGCAGTGTTGGCTTTACCTTGTTATTAGCATAGTTAAGCATCTTAACTGCATTGCTAAAGTCACGTGCCTCTGCACCAATCTGCTTAGTATTTTCTAACTGCTTAAGCTCATCAGAGTCTTTTTCAAAATAGATTGCAGGAAGCAAAGATGTGATAGAGTCAACAACGATGATGTCTACTCCTGCTTCCATTAGCTGTACACCAACATCTACCATGTCATTGATTGTACGTGCCTGAGAGACAATTAGCTTAGATGTATCTACACCCAGACGCTCTGCCCACGACTTATCGTATGACATCTCAGCATCGATCCACGCACAAATTTTTCCTTCTTTTTGTGCAAGAGCAATAGTCTGTAGACATACTGATGACTTGGCTGATGACTTTGATCCCCAAATTAGTACCTGGCGACCATATGGCAATCCACCATTAAGTGCCCTATTCAAGCCAAAGCTTGGTGTTGGTTGAAATTCGGTTTCAGGAACTGAGTCACCAACCATAATATTTTTACGTAGTTTTGGATTTAGTTGTGCCAAAACGTCTTCTACAGTTACTGCCATTATTCAGATACCTCTAAAGCTTTCAGCTTATCAATCTTAAATCCAGACCATACATCATCATCAGTTTCTACAATTGGTGCTGCCCTGAATCCCTTTTCAACAAACTTTGCAAGTTCTTCTGGGTAATCAGCAAATGGTCTTACCTCATAATCGATTCCTGCGTTATCCAAAAACTTCTTTGTTTGGTCACACTGAACACAATTTACATTTGTATATACTTTAATCATTAGAATTTTACACCGTGTCTTTCTGGTCTGGTTTTATTAAAGTTAGTTTTCTTTTCCATAGCATAATCTAGAGAAGTCTTAGTATACCCGTTTTCTACAAGTCCTGCATACAGGTCAAAAGTACGGATGAGGATATCTGCCATTTCGTCAGCGATCTGGTCTTCCCCCTTGTCTTTGCGAATAGCTTCCATTACCTCTACAGCCTCTGACACAATCATCATCAACTGTTTGGTAATAAAGATATCATCTACATCTTCAGGCCAAAAACCTTTTGCTACGGCAGTCTTGTGTAGCTCTTCTGCCCAATCATCAAATTGCATGTACATCCTCCATAATTACTGTTCCATCCTTGGTCTTACCCAAATCAAATTTATATGCAGACCCTTCTTGAATCTTCATATATGCTTTAGCATATGCTGTAGGGAAAACTGTCACTGGGTGAAGCTCTCTAGCAGCATCTGCCAATGTAAGTGTTGCCATCTTCTTGCCAGCCTTTGTGATGCGTGACTTGAACGATACAACAAATAGTTCTTCTTCTTTATATGGCAACTGCTTGTAGTTGAGATATTTTACAAGTGCCGAATCAACTTTACCAATCTCATCAATCTGGATGGCCTCAGTAATGCGATTATCGCTAGCCAGAATAAGATATGTCTTTCCAGTTTCGATTGTAGATTGTTCATCATCGAATATGCCTACGCTTCCTGTTTTGTCTAGTAGTTCAACACGAGACCATCCTTTACCACGCTTGATAGACTTGACCATTCCCATTAGGATAAATGACCCCTTCTCTTCAAACTCTTCTACCTCGTTAATAAAGGCATGATAGTGCTGTGGTACTGAAATGTTAAATTCTGGTAGGTTTAGATACTCGTACAGGTTCTCACGAATCTCATCATCGTTTCTAGGCTGATCTTGGAATGTTGCTGCACCCACTACCCTCATTGCCTGTAGTGCACGACTGTTAACTCCATTGCCCTTGCCAAATGTAAACTCTTCCAACTCCTTGTATGAGCTAAATGGACGGGCAGCCATATACTTGGATGCAATGTTATCAGATATATACTTGATCCCAGTCAGTCCAAAACGAATGCCCTTGCCCTCAATCTTGAAGTCAGCATCTGAGTCATTGACGTGTGGCAGCTTGATGGAGATACCCATACGCTTAGTCTCAATCAAATACTCTGTACGTGCATCCTTATCCTTTTCATTCTTAAGAATCGAGTACATAAATTCTAGAGGATAGTGATACTTTAGCCATGCTGTCCAATATGAAAGCGTTGAATAGGCCACAGCGTGAGACTTATTGAAAGAGTATCCAGCATGTGCCTCAAAGTCTGTCCATAGGTCTTCAGCAACGTTTGGCGATAGGAATCGTGATGCACCTTTAACGAACTTGTCCTTAAACTGGTCGAACTCCTTGGCATCCTTCTTCTTACCAATGATCTTACGAACCTTGTCAGCCTCAGCCATTGTCATACCGCCAAGCTCTGTACAGGCCTGCATAACCTGTTCCTGATATAGAATACATCCATAGGTTTCTGCAGTAAATGACTTCATAACTTGGTGCTTATAATCAATGTTTTGACGACCTTGCTTACGAGCAATGTAGTCTTTACCAATGGTGTTAGCAGCACCTGGGCGAACCAGAGCGTTAGAAGCAGCAAGCTCTGCTAGGTTCTTTACACCCATTTTAACTAGTAGATTGGTATACGGAGTAGCTTCACACTGGAATACACCCTTAGTATAGCCATCAGAAAGCATGCGATATACATTGGCATCTTCCATATCAACAGATAGCAAGTCAATCTTTTTGTCGTGACGTTCTTCGATAATATTGAGCGTATCCTTGAGTACAGACAAAGTTTTTAGACCAAGTGCATCAATCTTAATTAGACCAATACGCTCTGCCTCTTCCATGTCTACCGCCACAACTGGAATACGCTCCTTGTTTCCTGGAGACGTACGAGTTTCTAGTGGAGCAAACTTAAAGATAGGTTGCTTAGATGTTACAACACCTGCAGCGTGAATACCAGTACCACGAATTCGTCCACGAAGAAGATCTCCATAGGTTTCAATCTCAGGATACTTTTCACGGAACCATGCTGACTGCTTTGAAGAGCAGTAGTCATCCCAGTCATCAACAACCTTTAGTACCTTGTTTACATCTGCCAATGGCACATTAAGTGTACGTGCAATGTCACGAACCATACCCTTGCCACGGAACTGCAAGAATGTTGCAATAGATGCTACGTGCTTATACTGACGAACAAGATAGTCTTTTACCTCTTCACGGCGTGAGTCTTGAATATCTGTATCGATATCTGGGAAGTCATTACGCTCTGGGTTAATAAATCGGAAGAACAATAGACCATGTTCAATTGGATCAATATCGGTAATACCAAGTGCATAACAAAGCAATGAACCAGCAGCAGAACCACGACCTGGCCCCACCATGATGCCTTCTTTCTTTGCCCATGCAATCATAGAACGTACTACAAGGAAGTATGGGCCAAAGTTCTTTGCTTCGATTACTTCTAGCTCTTCATCTAGACGTGACAGATACTCTTCTGTCTCAATGCCACGATCTTTTAGGCCAGCAAGAGCAAGCTCACGCAACTCCTGATTTGGATTCTGATACTGTACAGGAAGAAGGTCTTGGTGGTCTTTAATCTTATAGTCTTCTACCTTGTTAACAATCTCACGAGTAGCCTCGTACATATCTTCACGGTCAATGCCCTGTGCCTTCATAGCATTATGCATTTCTTCATCAGATAACAGATGAATCTCAAACTTGTTAAATGACATCTGACGGTCAGCACCATACAGGTAGTCAAGACGGTCCATTAGGTTGTCATACTTCTTAGAACCATCATAGGTTGCACCCTTCTCAACCTTATTAGAGTAAGAGTTAAGAATCAGCTTTAGTTCTTGAATCTCTTTCTGTGATGGGTCAGAGTGGTGGCAGTCTGGAGTTACAACTGGCTTTACGCCAAACTCATCTGCCAGATCTAGGAGAGCCTTATTAATCTCTGGTGGGTTGTGTGGCATTACCTCGATGTAGTAGTCATCTCCAAAGATTTTCTTACATTTCTGAATGTGCTCTTTTGCATACGCAAACTCATTGGCTTCTATGGCCTTTGCAAGTACTCCAGACAAACATCCAGATGTAATAATTAGTCCATCTTTATACTGTTCTAGGATATCCCAGTCAATACGTGGCTTCTTATAAAAACCCTCTGTCCAAGCAATCTCATTTAGCTTATTAAGGTTCTGCAAACCCTTAGAGTTCTTGGCAATAATAATTAGGTGATTGTAGTTAAGATCAAGAGGGTCATTCTTTTCCTTCTTATCTGTGTGATCAAAGCGGTCCTTTGTGATGTACCCCTCGATACCCAAGATTGGCTTGATTCCTGCTTCTTTAGCAGCACGATACATTTCACGGTGTCCAGATAGACTTCCGTGGTCAGTGATTGCAATTGCTGGCATTCCCAGCTCTACGGCACGGTCCACATATTCCTGTGGTGTTGCAATTCCGTCAAATAGTGAGTAGTGTGTGTGGACGTGTAGACCAGCGTAACTCATTTAATTCCTTTTCTGTATATAGTATTGTTTTTAAAGTAGGATGAAATGGGGGCAGCCGAAGCCACCCCCAAATCAAACTTAATTACCAATCGATGTTGGTTGATGTTACAGACGGAGTGTCAAAACCAAAGTAGAAAGCTTCCTGCTCTGGGTAAGGCACTTCACGTACAACCTTCTCAAGGTTGTGGAATTCAAATTCGCCCCACTTGAATGGCTCTGAATCTGGCTTGGTAGGAAGAAGTGTATAGTTGGTCTCAGTTCCCTGACCATTACGCTTTAGCTTCCACTCAAGATTTGATACTGAACCAGTCTCTAGTGCGTACTCACGAATTGTGTTGAATGCTGACTGCTTGGTAACGCCCTGTGACCAAACTGCAATGTATGGTGCCTCTAGGCCATCGTCAACAAGTACGTTGCAATAGAAGCGAAGCTTTGAACGCCATCCAGCCTTTGGCTCCTTACGAGCCATTTCACATGCAAAGCAGCGACCTTCAGTTTCCATGGTACAAGCAGCCATACGCTTGTAGTCCTTTGGATTGGTGTGCTGTGCAATAACTACTGAAAGGCCACGTGCCTCATCGTAGTGTGCTGAATCAGAGTCTAGCTCCTCAACGAAACGGATCTTAGCAGCCTGACCATCTGCAAGCTTGACCCAACGAACCTTTGTTCCTGTACCTTCGAATTTTGGCTTATCAAGGATTGCATTGATATCCTTTAGCCCTTTAATTACACCCATGGTGTTCTCCTTATTGTTGTTTGTTGTATTATTGTAGCATGGCCATTATTGATTTGTCAAATGACATATCTAGCCTTTTTATGTCTTCATCGTTCATATCTCCAATGTCCTTGTACTTGCTATCTAGCTTGATTACAGTGACCATAGATTTAAGATTTTCAACAATCTTATTTTTCATATTGCCACCTGCCTCATCGTTATCAGCAATTACAAATACTGAATTGAAGTATTTGCGAAGAAGTTCTATTTGTTTAGTTGACACATTAGCACCAAGAGTAGCAACTGCAGGAAGACCAACCTGATCTAAACGAATTGCATCAAATGATGACTCGACAACATATACCCTATTAGATGTTTTTACTCTGTGTAGGTTAAACAAAACTTTTGATTTTGGAAGTCCAGGCGTATTTTTAAAATCCTTGCCCTCAATAGATCTGCCAACAAATCCAACTTCCATTCCATCTGGTGCAGAGACTGGGATCGTTACCATGTCTTGCTTCTCTGAGAATCCAAGCATAAACTTTTTTACTGAAGATTCAGTTATTGAACGACCTGCAAAATACTGCATTGCTCTATGTGAATCCAAAGCTTGTATGTTTAGTCTCTTAATTAGCACCTGATCATATTGAATATAATCTGGAACCATAATCAACTTTTTCTCGATGTCTGTAGTGATTGATGATAGACCTTCTCTTGACTTAATAAAACGAGCAGATTCAAAGTAGGTTCTTCCAGTAGTGTGCATAACAAGTTCTACCAAGTCAGCAATGTGGTGGCAAGAAAAACAGAAAAACTTTCCTGTATTCTTATCAACTTCTCCTGCTGGAGTTCTATTATTAGCATGGAATGGACAGAAAATAATATAGTCTGTGTCAACCTCTTTTTCGATGGTTAGCCCAGAACCAATTAAAACCTTCTTAATCTGATCAGTAGTGTACATTACTTATCCTCAAAGTCCTTGTACTTGTAGTATCCCTTGTCAAAATCAGCCTGTACCAAAAACTCACCCATAAATCCATTACGGTTCTTGCGGAATACGCACTCAATAATATCAGAGTTTGTTCCACGGCCAAGAGCAAGCACCCAGTCAGCATCGTATGCAATCTGACGAGACCAAGCAGTTTGACCAAGAGTAGGAACAGTATCAAGCTTTGTAACATCATCAGGAGTAGCAGATGAAATTGCAATGATTGGGACCTCTTCAGCAATAGCCATCAGCTTTAGTTCACGAGAAAGGTTCTTCATGCGTACTGTTTCATTATCTGACTTCTGATTTGGACTCATCAACTGTAGGTAGTCAACGACAACGAAGTCTGGCTTATACTGATCAATCTTTCCACGAAGAACAGATGGTGTAACTTCTCCACCTGAGTCATTAGAAATAATGTGGAATTCTGGCTTGCCTTGAAGTGCCTTCTTATGCCACATCTTCAAGTCTTCAATCTCAATCTGTCCAGATGAAAGCTTTCTATGTGACCACAGGCCATCTCCCATAATAGCGAATACACGGTTACGAACTTCTGTCTCACTCATTTCAAGTGATACGATCATTGGGGACTTACCCTGCTTCCATGCCTGTACCGCAAAATATAGCGATAGCCATGACTTACCAATACCTGGGTATGCAAGCATTACCCCAAGCTGTCCTGGCATAATTCCAGCAGGAAGATAGTTGTCAAATCCTGGTAGACCAGTCTTGATTCCAGATAGACCTAGCTCTGCTTGCTTCTTTACATTTTCATAGTAAGCAATGGCTGACTCTAAATCTGTTGCATCAATGTCACGGATAGCAGCTGTATTCTTGCGTAGCTCTGATGTCTTAGAGATAATGGCCTCTAGTGCCTCTACACCTTTATCTGCCTGCACATCTGCTGCAGCAGTACGAAGAATATCCTTTAGGCTATCAGTCATATACTCTGACTGTAATTCTTCTAGGTGGTGCTTTGTTGCACCAACACCTTCTACTGGAGAGAAGTCTCTAAACTTTTCTACAACCAAAGATACTGGTGGGACTGAAGCATTCTGCTCAAAATATAGACGAAGAAAGTTCCAGATATCCTTATGTGTCTTTAGAATGTTTTCTACGTTTGCCTGTAGAAGAACATGCATCTGCTTATCTGCAAGTACGGCTGATATTACTTTTGCTTCTGTATTATTCACTTAGCCACTTCCTTGCCATTTCTCTTCGTTGTTTTCTTTCTTGTGCGTCTATTTTATGTTGCTCTTGTTTGTCAATTATATCATGTGCATAATTTGCAAAATATTTCCATGTTGGGTTTTGTGCAACAGAAAAATAATATTCTAGTAAATCATAACATGCTGGCATGCCGTACGACTCAATGAGTGCATCAGCAGCCCATTGCTCTACATTCAGATTCAGTGTAGGCTTTTGCTCAAATCGCTGTGTGTGCAATTTTGAGTAACGACTGAGCAAAGCCATTCGGTCTTTGCGTTCAGCCATTATTCGACTTCAGACTTTGCTTCTGTAACTTTTTCAGCAAGCTTCGTCTCTACAAAAGAGTAGACACGATCAAAAGCCTCGTTAATAGTTTCGCTCTCACGCTTGTTATCAATAACGTTAAGGTCAATCCTTAGCGACTGGAAGTTTCCCAGATTTAGGGTGTAACCAAGAGTTACACCAACTTTAGTGTTTTCGTTTTCCATACCCGTTTTCCTTACTAGATTGATTCAGACCAGACTGGAATGAATCTGCCATCTTCTGTTTTTGTATATGTAAGTATACCATCTCCCATACGCCTTGTCAACTCTTGGCGTGTTGGTGTGATGTTATTCGTTACAAGCTTATCTTTCCTTGGTTGCCCAATATGATATGAAGCCAGTATATCACGAAGTGCAAAAACTTGCGACTCCGAATAGTAAGACCTGACTTGCCAACCAGTCTCTCCGCCCTTCTGAGAGCCCATAGCAGGCGGAACGATGCCTCTTCTAACCAATGATGGCATATACTTTTTATGACGATTAACTAAACTAGCAGTCTCGCCAACAGTAAATGCTCTTTCTCTTTTGGTTTTAAAATCACTAATTAAACAACTTTCAATCTGATCTTTTGTAATGTTATAAACAGACATAATGCCATCAGATCTATTTAGGTGGTGTGCTCTAACTAAATCTCCATTTAAAAAGAATACTTTTTTACTTCCAGGAATAACAGGAGCATTGTTATATTCTTCTCTTGTTAAAGCCCCATACCTCTTTTTGGGCCTATCCATTTTAGTTTGGAATTCCGACAATAATAACGTTTACACCAATGGCAAAATTACCACCAGTGGAAAAGCTGACAACACCAGTTACCTTGCTTTTTGAAATAGTCTTGATAACAACGCTAACACCAGTTCCAGAAGAGCTACCAGTAATGGCTACTGGAGTTGCTGTAATTATTGGTGGATACTTAAAGTCTGGCGGAAAGTCAATGGTCCATTCTTTTTCTTGGTTAGCAGTAACAGTGCCACTGAATACATCGGTATATGCACCAATGATTCTAGCCTCTGATGTCTTGATTGACTGCTTACCTACTGACTTTGTGTCTACTGTCAAGTATTGCATGGTAGACGTTGCAGCAATTCTATCTGACAGGTCATTGACAGCCTTAGCAATCTCTAGCAAATAGGTTGCATCAATTGGCTGGCCTGCACTTGGTGTTCTTAATATATTTGCCATGTTTTTCTCCTTATAAGATTATACCAGATTAATGGTAGATGTCAAGGCTACCAGCAAACTATTGGAAATTTCGTGAGAGGAAGTGTTTGACTGTACCCTGACGACTGCCGTAGATGACCAATTGGCTTCTGGCACAATAATTGAATAGTTTGTGGCCATTGTCGATCCAGCATAAGTAAATGTTTCGCTTGACCCATATTTAACAAAAACATCGTATAGGTTTGCGTTTGATGGTTGCCAAACAACAGACAAAATCTTAGTAGTAGAGCTGTAGGATGGAACAATCGCAGACGAGGCAACTGACACATTTTTAACTACTTCAGTAGTAGACCAATCAGATGCTTTAGTTCTATCAGCAATGAGTCTATATTTAATTAAAAATGAGTTATCTGAAGTTGGACTAGGAAGCTGACCTTTTGGTATAACTATTTTCTTATTAGCCATTATGTATCAAATCCAAATCTAAATTCAATAGAGTTGGTTGTGTTGGCAAGCTTTTTGATTGTAACTCCATTGACAGTCTTCACAACAGCATATCCAGTAAGTCCATATATAGCACTATCAGAAGAAACATTTTCAAGTCTTAGTGCATCTAGGGCAACATAGAAATCTTCTGTCTTTTCTCCTGCCTGATTTATAACGTTTATGTATACAGATACAGAGCTTACCTTATTCCATGCAAATCTTGAGTCATTCTTCTTCAATTCACTCAATGATTTTTTCAAAACAATATATCTATTTGATTGAAGATTTAGCATTGGATCGTCTACTGTATTTTCTGCAACATAGTCTAATGTTCCAATGTATCCATCTGATGTAATAAAATCCATAGAAATCAGAATACGAGCAGGTGGTGTAGATGATGTTCCAAGTCTGCTCAAAACTGAGAATGCTAATCTTAGTTCATCGGATGGTGAGTTTTTATCAAAACCAAGAGATAGGCCATTAAGCTTTATATGAGGGCTTGATGCATTCTTAGTAAGAACTTTTGTCCCAGTGTTGTATGTAATTGTAGATGTATTTCCACGAACTGCAATAATGTTATTTAAAAATCTGCAAGTCTCGTGTCTATTAACTCTTGCGATATTGCTAAAAATGTGATTGTCTGAATTTGTGTGAAGCACGTAGCAGTCTTTGCCATTATAAGTGCCATCAATATTTCCAGCTTCATTACTTGCATCTAACTTTGAATATACTACTGGAATTGATTCTGAACCTGTTGTAGATTCATATACCCAGTTTTCAGACTGAGAGAATGCAAATATATTTTTGCTATCTTGAGAACCTGCATCAGGGTTAGATACTGCTGGATAAAGACCAATCTCTGTTATCTCATATCTTTCTTCTGTTGGAAGATCAGCAGATAGAACAATGCTAGTATAGTAAGATGTCACCGTGCCTGGTAACGGTAGCTGTGGACCTGAGTATCCAGTATTTTTCTTAATAGTAAATGATGTGCTACTTTTGGAGACAATAATTGCATCCACGACATTAAATCTTGTATCTGCAACCCCAGTTACGTTAACTCTATCTCCTACCTCAAATGGTAGTGACTGTGGGGTTCCACCAGAGATATACTCGTATGTAATGCTGCTTCCATTTACGGATATCATATTGATTGGCGATGTAGCGTTGACATCTGTTAGGAATCCTCTAGACTTAATCGGAAGTCTGAGCATCTCAAACTCTAAAGACTTAGCTGCTCTTTGCTCAGCAATGTTGGCGTATGTAATATCGTCTGTGGTTGAGTATGGTCTTTGTCCACAGCCAATAGCAATATGCGAAGCATATGAGTTTGTTTGTCCTATCAAGTATTTTGATAGAATAGTTTGTCCTTTATTTGTAAGCATAATTTTCCTCTAGTATATTATATCACTAACAGCACCAACCTGGAAAGATACCTCTAGCTGATATGAGCTATCTACTCCAGATAATTCTACCACCAAATCGCCATTACTATTTAAATAAACATTTCTATTCATACCGCTTGGATCGTCTGTAGATTCTGGGACATACTGGTACCTCTTTAATGGAAACTGGCTAAATACGTCTTCTGATGTTTGGGTAAGTGATTGAAGATTTGCACCGCCAGAAATAGTGGTAACTCTTGACATATTAGATATTTGCTGATATGATAGCTCAGCACCATCGACCAAGTCATGTCTAGCTATATTCAAAATTTCAGTTCCACCAATATCCTCAAACAGCAAGTCTGTCATAAGTTCTACTGGAAATGCCTCATCACTTATCATTAGCAAGTCTGGAGTTGCAGGTTTTGTGTCTGGCTTTGGAGATCCCGAACCAGCAGATGGTGGAGTATATGGAACTGCATCAATTACTGGAATTTCAACTTCTGGGATTTCTACTACTGGTGGTGGTGTTACTACTGGTTTTTTGGTAGTTGTTTTCTTGGGAGCTGTCTTTTTGGTAGTTGTTTTTTTAGTAGTTGCTTTTGGTTTAGTAGGAGGCTTCATCCTTTCCACTCTATCTGGGGATGGCTTTTGCTTTATTGGCTTTTTGTCAGCCTTTGCATTTTTTTGAGCCTGAGATAGATTAAGCTGAGACTGATACACATAATTCTCTAATGTTGATGGAATCTTGCCACCATTTTTCTTTGCAGCATTAGCAGCAATTTTTTTAGCGTTTGACAAATCCATTTGCTTTTGATATACAAAGTTATCTAGAGTTGAGGATTTTCCAGAGGTTGCTACTGGTTTCTTTTTTACAACAGGTGCTTTTGCAGCACCAGCAGTAGACATATTATTTGGCAAAAAGTTGCCCACTGGTCTAAATGTTGGAGCTAGAAATGGTGAAGCAATAGACTGTGTAACTTTTGGTGCCACAACCTTTGTCGCTACTGGTGCCTTTGCAGCAATTGGCTTTGCAGCAGGTGCTGGAGATGGCTTTGGAGTAGGTGTTGATTTGGGAGCTGGTTTAGCCATTATTCTGTAACCTCACTAAGATAAATAATTGATGATGGTCCATCTACGCCTCTTTGGTACTCACATGAATAAACAACGAATCTCTTATTTCTATCAACAATCTGATCTATATTATTTTCTGTCCAGAGAATCTGTACGATATCACCCAACTGCAATACTCCACCACCAAATACACTGACACCAACAGACTTTCTTGGCTTCATCACCTTATTGATCATCCATTCCATCAGACTATTTGCAGAAGCAGCATTCTGGATATACTTGGCATTAATCGAAAATTCTAAATTACCATATGATTTTCTGCTTGCTTTAATTGAGTAAGATGTTTTGCTAGCCTTTACTGGTGACTTTAGTGGATTCTTATTTAGTTGGTCAACGTTAGATAGGTCTGAGTTAAGATTAAAGAAGTCATCAACTGTTAGTTTTCTGTCTGAATTTTGAGTAAAGGTTACACCCTGGATTCTCAAGTAATTACCAGTAGTTTCGTCCAGGCTGATTACAGTATCTGTGTTGTTAAATACTATGAAGTCTGCACCATATGCTGTTGGGGTAAATCCAGAAACTGTGTACCCCTTTTGTCTAGTGAATGTTGGTGCAATCTTAGCATTGAGTGCTGGCCATGCCTTATCATATTTAATATTAAAATATGCAGCCTCACGCATGATAGTTCCAAATTCATCAAAGTATATGTCATGTCCTGCACCAGATCCACTGCTTATGTCAGACAGGTATGTTTGTTGGATTGCACCACTAAGAGAATATTTTCTAAGTGCATCATCAGCTGATACATTATTAATTCCAAAAATTGATGACTGTACTGGTGTTGAAAGCGATGCAGTTGAATCATCGATTGTACGCTTTTTGAGTGCATATACGTTTTCAAACATCGCCTTACTAGTTCCTCTAATGAAAGGTGCAAAAGATGTATATTCTGGAAGTGGATTCTCGTCATCTACCACAGCAACTGATCTATTATTGATGTAAAGGTAAAAACGCTTTGACCCATTACCAAGTGTTTCGTGTTCTATAGATAGGTCGTATATTGTTGGGTTATCTTCTCCATATACCCTGCTTTGACCAACAAACATTCCAGTGTCTACAAGAATATTTGCAATACCGCCCCATAGCTTAATGGGTACAGCATTGCCACTGCCATCAGACTTAATCTTATAGAAGATAACATCGTTAAACACAACATTTGTTGATGTCACCTCTCCAGTATCTGGGTCAGTTGTTGTGTTCGTCACACTGTCATTTGTTAGTGCACATAACTCAAAGTAATATCCATTGTTAGTTTCTTTATTCAAAAGGACAGCGATACCTGCTGAAGCTCCACCAGTTTTTCCATTATCGTAGTATCCCATAGACCCTGTTGGAGACTGCTTCTTTTGTTTTCCATCTTCATACTGACCAACAATTCTTAGTCTAGTACCATAGTGAGCGTATACTTGAGAAAGTGTTTTTGGAACGTAGGATAGATAATCTTGAGCCATAATATCTGATGCAAATGATGGACCAGTCATTACTAATGCTGATGACTGAACTGTTCCAATTTCTGTATTTTGTAGAGCAGCTACCTGAGCATCAGTTTTGTCTGTACCACCCATAGAGTTCTTTATAATTCCAGCCCTTAGTGCACTTGATACAGTTGAGTTTGCAACTCCTGCATTTCCAACTTGTGCAGCAACAGAAGCTGTTTTTGCATTTTTAGGATCAAAGTTAAGGGTAGTGTTTAGTGATACCTTACATCCTCTTGTTGGATTTACAGACTGACTTGACCATTCTAGTGCAAGTCCAGCATTGTGTGTAACTGGCTCTAATACCCCAGCTGAATTACGTTGACCTGTATTAAATTGCATTCTTCCATGCTTGTTAACTGGACCGTTCTTGAATACTGTCACTCCATTTACTTCTTCATAGAATGGCTCACAGTAGATTCTCACTAGCCCTGTTGGAAACATTGACTTTGCAAACTTGACATCTTGGAAATAGTCGGAGTATTCCTGTGCACTCTGAATCCAAACATTGCCTGGACCATTTGGTATTGAGTATTGTACTGCATCATATCTTATAACTTCACCGTTTGCATAAAAATATCCATTATATCTAGATAGGAAGTAAACTCCCTCTCCTAAGTCCATCGTGTTATTTTTGATTTCTCCACCAATAACTTCTGGAAGTTGAGAAGATAGTGCAGAGTTTAGTGGTACTGCAGATAGAGTGTAGTTTGATGCATTGCTAACTTGACCAGTTTGTGTCTTTGTATTTTGATCTCCAGCAGCTTCCCAAAGCAAAACTGGCTTATATATCCAGGTTTTGTTACGATCTAAAAGCATTGCTTGTTTCAATGAACCATATGATCTTTGAATATATTTTTCTTGATAACTAATAGATCCATTATTGAATACTTTACTATCTTGTGTAGAAATGCTTTCAATATTTGCTGAAATAGCATCTGTCTTTTCTCCACTCAAAATAAAATCTGTAGGTCTTTGGGCGGTTGTTGGCATCATGTAGTTTTTACTCATGATAATAAAATCATTTTCTTCATTAAAGAACATTGCTGCCTGTGCAGAAATTGCTAAATCTTGTAATGTCTGTAGGACAGATGATTCTGGATTTGTATAAAAGTATGGAATGGTGATCTCTGTTTCACCAGATGTTCTGTAGAATTTATAGTTTGTAAAGCCAATTGAATCTAGCAAAGTCGTGACTGCAACACTAAAGCTAACATCTACCATCATTAATTCTGGACATGATGTTTGTTCCATTAGGTGTGTTAGGTCTCTTAACTCAATAGATACGTCTCTGTTACCGCCAGATATTGCTGGTCGTGTAGATGAGTACAAAGTTTTAATTGGAATCATATATTGATTTCCATCGCTATCTGACATCTGCTCATAGAACATAAATTTTATGTTTTGTGCAATAAAGTTTTTAATAACGCTTTTTGGATTATTTTCATTAAATGTTTGACTATAGTCAAAAAGTTTAACAGAGCCAGTACCTGCTAGCAGTTGTCCAACTGGCATTCCAGATGCTCCCAAATCAGATAACGATTTGGTAACGCTATAGTCTGTAACCATATCTGTCATTTCTGCAACAAGTCTTGGCGACATTTCAATTAGGTCAAACGATGACCCATCAGTATTCATTGTTTCAACAACAACCCTGAGACCAGAAATATTTACAAATTTTTCATACTGCTTTAGTCCAGTAAGTGTGTTTATAAAATAATCTGGATTTGATAGCTTATCGAGTACATTTCTGTAATCAACTACACCGTCTAGTAGTGACCATTCGTACTGTGCATCATATCCTATGAAAGCTGATCCATTAAATATATATAAAGTACCCTTAGAGGTTTCTGTTGGCTTAAGTAGGTATGCTGAACCAACAACATCATTGTTAGGAAGCATTTCAACTGTCTTAATTATTCTTTTAAAATTGAATGTATTCTTAAAGTTATTTGGAACTTTTAGGCCATATGCAATTTCTACATTTCCATCTGGACCAATGATTGGACGATTTCCAGATCTAACATCTGTTGATGAAAATGATATAGCGTCTTTCCATACAGAATCTTCTAGATATTGAATCCTCCATGTTGCTGGAGTTTGTGAATTTTGATATCCAAAAAATGGGTCAGAAAATTGTGAACCAGTAGATGAGTAGAATGGACCGTTGTTTTTAGAACCAACGTGTGTCTGCATCTTTACAACAATTCTGTTGGTTGGAACAGCATCCTTGTATACAATAAATGGGCAGGCATCATCAATACCGTAGCCACCTGCTGGCAAACTATAAGATATACCCTTAGCTAGTCCAGACTCATATCTGTATGATGTCCAATACTTAAACTTGTCTTTTCTTGTTGCAACATAGTACCTAGGTCTACTTGCAACATCTTTAGATGAGTACCCCCAGAATTTTGTTAGTCTGGCTTTATTTATTCCTGAACGTGGTCTATACTTGCCAAAACATTCCTCTAGAGAAAATAGATTTTTCATGTTTTCATCTACTGATGTAAATTGTTGTGGCTGGTTGGAATCATCATATCCATTGTCTAAAGTTACATCTGACTGTGTTGCCCCTGTATAATAGTTGCCTTGGTCATATCTGTCATAGGTTGATGGTAAAGTTGAATAGATTGAGTTTAATGCTTTTCTATATCTGTAATTACCAATTGCATCAAAGTTTTCTGCAATATTCATATTCCATTCAGCAAGGATTATTGGCTTAACGTCAATAGAAGAAGCTGTCTGTAGGTAATTTACTAATGTCTGATTGCCAAACATTTAAACCTCTTCCAGCGTTATGCTTACATTCCATAGATCGTGTGTTGATCCACCACGTTTCACAACATCGTAGTCAAAGGATGATATGAACATTTCCATGGCTTGAGGATATTCTCCTAAGCGTTGGAACCTAAACTGATCCTTTGCAAATTCATTATATTTATCATAGGACAGGTATACCCAGAAAGATCCAGTGTGGTTCTGATACCAGTCAAGCATATCTACTCCACCTGCACCTCCATCAGTTGTATACTGTGATGATGGATCTGTCAATGTTGTTTTACCAGTAGTGGCATTAAACTGTGGATAAGTCGCAAACCCTCTAGATGGCACTAAATCCCAAGAAGTAGATATTGTGAACTTGTCTGCAGTATGATATGAACGCATCTGTCCATTAATCATTCTTTTACGTGTTTCAATTCTTTGTGGCTTAAACTGCAATGGCTTTCTATTATCATCAGTAAGAATTAGAAATTGATTCTGCAACTCTGTAGCTGTCAACGCTGGCACTGAGTCATTCATTTCTAGACCGTATGGAACATATTGGCCATTAACAATGGTTGGTGCTTGTTCTGACCACATCATTGCGTGTGGTCTAGTATACGTTCTTCTACCCTGCAGGTATGCTTGCGTTGCCATTAAATTCTAACTCCTCTTACCCTCTGTGACTCTACTGTTCTTAGCTTATCCATAACAACCTTAGCAATTTCATTTGGATTAGCATCAGACTTAACATTTACACTTAGCGTATAATTATTATACACTGAAGACGAGCCTGATTCAGTAGTTTGTCCAGAAGGACCAATGTTTACATTTGGCTTAGGAAGAACCTTGAATGATGGAGAGCCAACATTTGGACTAAAGCTTCCATCGTTAATTGCAGACAGTAGTCCTGAGCCATACTTGCTTACAGCATCCTTATTTACAACATACTCTCCTGGAGTTAACATTGAAGGAACTGTGTCTGTATTTCCAGCACCAGGAACTCTACCACCAGAGTTAAGCTTCATTGCTGACACTACTCGGCTACCCAAACCAGAAACTAGTGCAGATGCTGGAACACCTGCAGGAAGTTGTGGGCTTACGGGTTGAACAAGCTTATCAACACTTGTTCCAGAAGCAGCAGCGATACCAGCAATTGTTGTTGTATTTACTGTAGTTGGAATACCTCTCCAGTCAACTGCGGTTGGAGTTGGTGTTGTTGTGGTAGTAGTTGGCTTGGTTGTTGTGGTACTTGTGCTAGGTGCTGGAGCAACTGCAGTAACATTTCCTGGCTTTGAGCCAAGTTTTGCATAAGCAGCAAGCAATTTAGTAACAGATCCAAATGCATTATCAATTGCAGTCTTAAAGTTGTTTGTATTTACTCTAGCAAGGTCAATTTCGCTCTTAATTGCAGCCCATTGTGCTGCAGTCTTTCCAAGCACAGTGATTCTATCAATTTCTCCCTGCTTTTCAAGATCAAGAAGTCTTAATCTTTCATTTGCTGGAGCAAGCTGTTCTTGTTCAATAGTAAATATTTGTTTCTTCAGGTCAAGGATAGAAGCTTCTAGGGTTTCTCTAGTTCTTCCCTGGCTGTCTGTAACAGATCCAAGCTCTTGCTCCTTAGCAGTATCTAGAGCATCTCTTTGCGACTGCATTGCAGCAGCAGCAGAGCCTGCCTGTGACTCTTGAATAGCTCTAGCTGCAGCAGCAATATCACCTTGAGTTAGAGCATCTGCAATTGTAAGCTGAGACTTTTGCTGCCTAATAATTTCTTCATTAACTTTTTGAATCTTATCAAGAGCTTTAGTTCCTCATATCTCTTGTTGATTTCATCTTCTTTCCAAGAAATTTCTTGTAGGCCAGCTTCGTAACCTTGAATTTGATAATTAATCTTAGCAATGTCTTCTTCTGCCTGCTTGACAATATCCTTGTCATTCTTCATCTTGGCATCGTACTTGATTTCAATTGCTTCTTTTTGTGCAGTAAATGCTTCTTGTACCTTACCGTAAGCTTCATCAATCTTAGCCTGCATGCCTTCTGGGGTAGACATTTCAATTTCAAGCTTGATCTTTGCTTGTTCACGAACCTTTGCTAGTGCTGCAGCAAACTGTTCTGCACCAATCTTGCCACTTGCAAATGCAAACATAAAATCTTCATTACCAAGCAATGCCTGAATCTCTTCTAGGCTTGCTCCCATTGCTGTCAGCTTTGATGTAACTGTTAGCTGATCCTTCATTGCCTTAGTAGCATCATCCATGTTTCTGCTGAATGTTGTCCAAGAGTTAGCCTTTAGTTGCTTTTCAAGCTCTTTAATCTTGTCAACGATCTGCTTGATCTGTCCCTTGGTTTTTGCTGCTGCAAGCCCAGCTGCAATAGTTGCATCATTAGCATACTTCCAAGATGTTGCAATACTTAGCCCAGCAGTCTTTAGTTTGCTGTAAGCTGTCATCAAATTCTTTGATTCTTTAATCTGACTCTTTAGTGAGTCAATAGCGTCCTTAAAAGGATTCTCTTTGCTTCCACCAGATGATGCATTAATTTTTGCTAATGTTGCCAGCTGATTCTTTAATTGAGCTACCTGATCTGCTGCAAGTCCTGCTGCAACTGCAGCTTGAACAGAGGCATCACCCATTAGTGATACTGCATCTGCTGCAGCAAAACCAGCCTTAACAAGACCATAGTATGTATCAATTTGTGCCTGGTTATTTGCAATAAGGTCCTGCATTCCAGCCTTAGCTTCTGCTGATGCATCAGATTTATTCTTGGCATCTTGTGCAGCCTGTGCTGCATAGAGAGCATCTGTTAATTCTTTTGTAGTAACCGTTTGGCTGTTAATTTTCTTTTCTAGTTCAGGAGAGATGTTTCCAGATAGGGCTAGCTTGAGTAGCAAGATTTGCTTACCTGCATCGCTAGTCTTCTTAATCATGTCTGGAAGTTTTCCTCCAACTTCCTTTGCAATTGCACTAATTGCATTACCCTTGGCAGCACCCTTAAGCTTGTTCAAAGGATTGATAAGACCTTCAATACCCTTCTTATATGTTGCTAAAGCATTCTTGTCTTTGCTTGTGTCAAACTGGTTCTTTAGTGCTTGAGCACCACCCTTTACCTGACCAGCAAGCAGTGCCTCTGATCTTCTAGTCTCTGTGCTTCTAAGATCCATACCAGCCATGCTGCCACCACGACCATAGTACATGTACCCAGAAGACATACCAGAAGAAGCACCAAGTTGTCCACCACCATACAAAGATGCTCCCTGTCCAGATACAGTCTTATCTTTTGCTGCTGTCTTTCCATATGCATCTACTGTTTTAGAAATACCATCACCAAGTGCTTGTACGTTATCCGCATTTGGCTTAAACATATTTCCAATAATTTCTTTACCAACATTAATCTTTTTTAACTTTGGATCGTCTGCTGCATCAATTAGGGTCTGAATAAAAGCAGTTGTCATTTCTTCTGTAGAGCCACTGAGGGCTTGCTTCCTTGCCTCAGACTGAAGGGCTGCCATTGCCTGCTGCTTACTTCCACCCTTAAGACCATTAATTTCTGCCTCATAGTCTGAAGCAAATGACTTTAGCTTGTCAGCACGTGTGTCGCCTTCGTATTGACTTAATCCCTTATCCTGTGCCTTTTGTTGCTGAGCACTTTGATATCCTCCACCAATCATTCCGCCAAAATCAGTGTCAGCTGCAAAAGCTATACCAAAGTCAGAAGCAAATTTATTTAGCTTTTCTGAAGCAATATTAGCTGCATCACCAAGACCAGTAATCTTTTGTTCTTGCTCTTTTGCAAGATTCATTAGCCATGAAATACCTTCAAATGCTGCTATTGCAACACCAATCCATCCTGCTAACTTGAAGAACTTAGGGGCTAGCTCAAAGATTCCCTTTCCAAGCTGGCCAATACCTTTAAAGATTCCATTGTTCTTAAACATTCCTGCAACATCTAGTCCACCTAGTCCACCCATAAAGTTTTGAATGCCCTTGAGTTGTGACAGCTGACTCCAAGCAGCAGAAAGACCAAATGCAATATTTGAAAGATTTGTTAGGGCAGCTCCAGTTGATCCAAGATCTACACCAAACATCTGCATGCCAAGGCTAACTGTGCTTATGATTCCAGAGAAGCCCATGATCTTTCCGTTAAGACCACTAAAAGTTTTTGCTAGTCTAGAACTTTCTTGAGATGCTTCCTTTGTTCCCACTCCAAGCTTAGCCTGTACACCAGAAGGAATGTTTTCAACACTGCCAAACTTTCTTCTAGCTGCTTTAAGTGCTGGAGTAATCTCTGCATTTCCATATAGGGATGCTCTTGAAGCAGCACCTCTAGCAAGTGCATCTCCAGCCTGTTCACCAACAGCTTGTGCATCATCAATTTTAGATTTGGCTCCGTCAAGATATCCTTGTCCAGAGTTTTCTCCAAGCACATGTGCTTCTCTTGATGGTGATGCTTGGTCTGTTACCTTTACAACACCATCGTGGAATCCTTGCATAATGCTTTCTGGAATGTCAATGCCAAGCTTTCTAGCTTCTTGTTCAAGCATTGCAAGACGCTTAACAGCATCTCCTTCTTGAATAATCGCATCTGAAATGCTTGCATCAATCTTTCTGATTTCATCGAATACCTTGACTTGAGCATCAGAGAAGTATCTTCTTGAAACATCTGACCATGGAGACTTTTCTGGTGTTTCAGAGTATGCAACTCCAGCACTATAGTTCTTTGTTCTCTGGGTTGAGCCCTTATAGAATGGTGATGCAGACGATCTATCTGTAATTCCTAGTCGAGTAATCTCTCCATTCTTACCCCTCTTTTCTGATGCAAATCCAGAAATTTGAGATAGCTCATCATAGGCCTTCTTGAGATTCTTGTTGCCGTTAGAAACTGTTTCGTATGCTTTTTGTATTACTGAGTCTAGGTCTTCTCCAGTCATCAGGACTTCGTCACCAAACTCTGAAAGTCCCTTGTCTACTTCATCTGCCAATTCTTTAAGTAGAGACTTAATCTCTTCATCAGCTACACCGTTTTTCTTTAGCTGAGCAGCCATTGCACCATGTGCAGCACCTCTAGATTTGCCGAACTCATCCTTAACAGCTTTGGCTTCTATGCCTCCACCCTTGCCAGATTGTCCAAAAAGGTTATTTAGCTTGCTAGACATATTTACAACACGGTTGTCGTAAGCCTGGAATACGTGATCAAGAACTTGATCGAATGTCATTCCTAGATGTCTTGCCTGTTCTTCAAGCTTTGCGGTTATTGTTTCAAATAGCTTGCTGCCCTGTTGTGCAGTAGATAATAACTCTGCACCAGTTCTTTGCTGGAAGCCAGAGAAGTGTGCCTGCTGATATCCAGATGATGCTGTTCTTTGGTGTCTTCCACCATCGCCTGCAACACCCTGATTAGCATATCCAGGAACTTGAATCTTTTGTCCAGTCAACAATGCATCAACAACTGCTGGGTTGTCCTTAACAGTTTCTACTGAAAGAACTACCTCACCATTAGATAGGTTTGCAGGAATAGCATCATCTTTTGGACCACCAGGACCCTTAACTACAATTCCACCATCTGCAAAGTTTTGGGCTTTTCTATTGCCTGCAGCCCTAACTCCACCCATACGTGATTGTGCAACTACAGCTCTTTCTGTAGCAATTCTTAGCTGGTCAATTGCTGCAGCTTCTGAGGTAAAGGTTTGAATAAGCTTTGAGTGAACTTGATCAAGAGAAGCAGCAACTGTTGCAGCCTCAAGCTGCTCAGTTGACATATACTGGGTTTGCTCTCCAAGATCGTTAGTGTCTGACTTAAGTCCTAGAATGCGTTGTCTTAAGAATAGGAAACCCTTCATAGCATTTGCGAGGGCGTTAGCAATCAAACCGAATGTCATAATAAATACTGGTGCTAGACCACCTACCACACCAACAAGAATAGTAACAAATCTCTTAGAACCATCTGACATATTATTAAACAAGTCAAGAATCTTTGTTCCAAAATCGATTAGTGGAGTTACCATCTTCATGAACTCTTCACCGACAGGTGCCATAGAGGCTTTAAACTTTTCGATTGATTGCTGGAACTTATATAGAGGTGAATTCTCTACTTGTTGTAATTCTTTTCTAGACATAGCTGCAAGCTGAGCAGCTGACATCTGACTTAACTCAAGTGCTCTAGATGCTTGAGTTCCATCTTTAGAAATATTTTGAAGCAGTGTAGAGATACGAGCAAACTGGAATTTACCAAACATCTTCTCAATTGCTTGGGCTCTTGTTGTAGGGTCTAGGGTATCTAATGCTTTAGAGAAGTCTCTTACAAGTCCAGAAACATTACCCTGATTTTTTGAAATTAAATCTTTTAGATTAATTCCATAATTCATAAGCATGGCAGAAGATGCTTTAGTTGGGTTAATAAGAGATGCAATACCAGACTTTAGAGCGTTTGCACCTTCAGATGCATTGATTCCACCCTCTTTCATGGCAGTCATAAATACTGCAAGGTCTTCAACATCTCCACCAAGTTGCTTAATTACTGGACCAGCTTTAGGGATAGCAACTGTTAGGTCTTCAATAGATAGTACAGTTTGGTTTTCAACAGCGTTAAGGTAGTCAACTTTTCTAGCAAGATTTTCTGTGCTGTATCCAAATGTATTGGTAAGTGTAATAGTTGTTTCTAATGCCTGCTGTTGGTCTACCCCACCAAGTACTGACAAGGTGCTTGCTTGAGATATCTGACCAAGAAGGTCTGCACCAGTCTTACCCATAGCAGCAGCTTTACCAGCAAGCTCCATGGTATCTTTGAGTGCAACTCCATACTTTGTAAACTCTAGACCAAGTCTTTGAATCTGCTTGATCATGCCCTCTGTTTCGGCATTTGAAGTTGTTGCATCTCCATAAACACGTCTAAACTTAATGGCTGCTTCTTCCATCTCTTTGTACATCTGAGCAGCCTTGCTTCCAAAGATTGAGAGTGGAATTGTAAAACCAACCATAAGCTGACGACCAGCCCACTGTGTATTCTTACCAAAGTTAAGAAGTTGTGTAGAACCTTGCTTTAGAATCTGGTTAAATATTTGTGTACGCTGGGCAGCAATTTGAGTTTTTGTTCCAAGATTCTCCATGTCAAGAGCGAGTGGTCTAATAGCAATTGCTTTAAGAGCACCCTGAGCATCACGACCAAGGGATACGTATTGTGTCTGTAGGTCTTTTACACGTTCACGTGCAACCTTGTTTATTGTTTCAAACTCAGACTGGAAGTACTTTGAAAATGACTTGCTGGCACCCATTCCGTAACGGAAATATTCGCCAAGAGAAAGTTTATTCTTTTCTAGTGATCTAGTAAAGTAATCAGCTGTTGATGAGATTTCTTTAATGCTTGCAGAAAACTTTCCTGTAGCATTGATGTCATCAATAAATGCTTTTTGTAAATTTTTGGCAGCTAAAACGTTTGCTCTAGAAGATGCTGCCATCTCCTTTTGAAAAGCTGATATCTGTGACTGCAGTGCCTTAATAGACGCTACAGCACTAGCGGTATCAATATTAACATTTATATTTGATTGGATATCAGCCATTCAAACGAAGCTCCTCTATTACTGAAGCCCTGTAAAGCCCTGTTCTGCCAGGTTTGATCCAGAAGCCTCTTCGATAATTCTGTAGACTGTAGGCAAGTCAATGTTATCTTCAAGCTTTGCCTTGTCATCTGCAATCTCTGGTGCATACTGTTGCATTGCAATCTGTACGCATTCCATTAGCAAATCCATAGACTTACCGTTGTCGTCTGCCACCTTTGGCAGTCCTTCAAACTTTTTCATGAACTGTCTAAGTAGCGAAACCTTTAGTGGTCTAATGGCTACTTCAGTTCCATCGATGAGTGTGATTTTGTTATCTGACACTGTTCCTCCTAAGAACTTTTTGATTATTTTATTATATCATACAAAGGCATTAATTTTGGCGTAAATCTTCATAGTCAAGACCCATACCAATGCCAAATCCAGCCTTGTTTGCATTTACTCCTTGATATGCAAGTATATCATTTTCATTGGTAGCTTGTCCACCACTAAATACCCTTGCCTTCATGGCTTCCCAAGGATCTTGCTCTTTTCTGCCAGTTTGTTCGTCCAAGTCAACACCCTGCAACGCAGCCAAGAATTTTTGCTCGTCATACTCTTTGTTTCTCTTGGCATCAAGAATTGCTATTAGTTCTGGCATAGAGATGGAGGATTCTAGTTCTTCATAGTCGGTCCAAATTCCAAGCATAAATGCCTCTGATTCTAAGGAAACCAAATCAAGCGAATCCCACTTGTTTCCTTCTTCGTCATTACTTGCTTGCTCACTAACTTCTACATCATTATCTTCAATGTTAATATTGGCAGCAAACCTAAGTGCACCATACAGATTTTCCATGTCGAAGTTATCTTCAATATCTTGTATTGACACCAGTTCTGGACAAAATTCCTTCATGGCTATTCTGACACATTCACAAACAAAAGATAGGGCTTGGTCATCGTCCTGAGACGATTTGATAAATTGGAATGCATCCATAAATTCTCTAAGGTATTTAAGCTTTAATGGTTTAACATTAATAATCTTACCATTGATAGTTTCTACATACCCTGTTTTATACACCTGAGTTGCCATATCTAATATTATAGCAAAAAAAGCAAAACCGCCCAGAGGTTTTCTGAGCGGTTAGCTTTTTACTGTATTAAGTTATATTTTAGTATGTACGATCAACGATCTTACCGTATGATCCGCTGTTGTTTGGAAGCAAGCGGAATGATACTTGGAATTCAGTTGCTGCGTCACGCTTGGCTGCTACTGTAACGCTATCGATTGATAGTGCACGGTATGCAACGTATACTCTTTCCTCATTTGCAGCACAGTCTCCTGTACCAGGACCAACAGCGATGAGACCACGCTCTACTGGACATTCACCGATGTCACCAGCAGATAGGTTCAAAGTCTGTGTTCCAGTACCAGAAGTAAGGTTTGTACCCTTGCTTGCAAGCGAGAACAAGAGATTCTCAAGTGTGGCCTCAGCAAATGTGGTGTTAAGGTTGACCTTCATGCCTTGCTTAAATAGCTTGGCAGCGTCAAGAACCTGGTCCACTGAAACTTCTGCGAAGTCAGGCTGGAACTGGAGTTCAAGACCGTTTGTTGTGTAACCTACGTTACGGAAGCCTTCACCGTCTCCACCTACGCCATTGTCAGAAAGGGTATCCTTGAAGGATGTTCCTGAGCTAGGGAATGTAGGAGTTAGAGAGTCTGTAAGCTCGCCGTCCTCGTAAGTCCAAAGTGCAGCTGCACCAACGATGATGTTAGCACTTGTACCACGTGTGTATGCCATATTTTTTCACCTCTTTTGTATTGAATCAATAGGCGGTTTGTTTCCTCGTTATAAGTATACCGCCCTTTTAAACTAAACTAACATTTGTGCCAGTCGTAGTCTATTACTATCTTATTTCCAGCATAGGTTCTTGCTGTACCAAAGTCGATAATGTCTCTGGTTTCTTGGATCTGATATACCCTCATTCTGTGGAAAAATACTGGTTCCAGGGGTGTGCCAGCTGCATCTACTAGTGGCTGTTGGCTAGACTGTTTTGCCCTAATCCACTCATTTAGCTCTTGTGCTGATTCGTCTTCTCTATCCAGGAAATCTTGTATCTTTTGAGTTGCCTCAATAATAAATACCACTGGTTCTGATCCAGTAGCATAGAAGTAGTAAAGTAATTGTTCTGATTTGATATGAGGAAATGGAGATCTTCTCATCTTTAGCATTCTGTCATATACAGCAAATTTGCCTTCGTTGGCTGGGAACTGCTCAGTTAGGTCATCGATAGCAGTTGGGCTTGTTGGGAAAAATGGAAATGTGTAGTCTCCAGAAAATCCATCTAGTGGATTATCTTTAAAATAACTAGTTACCTTTTCCTGTAGGTATGCATTAATAAATGCTGGTGGATACTCTATTGCCATTATTCAAATACACCTGCCTTAACTATCCATTGGTATCCTGTTGAATACCCTGCTGATCTACCTCTTGCTGCTCCTGCTGCTAGATTTTGCTTATAAGCAACTGGAGAGGATAGGTATGCTGATAGACCACTACGGTCCAAATATGATTGTGAAAAATATTGCATAAAAGAATCTACTGCACGTGCAAAGCCACCCTGAACTTCTTGACCACCAGGGTTGTTAATGGTAACTGGCTTTTGTGTAAAAACTGTTTCTCCATTTTGCTCAAAAACAAGAACTTTTTTCTTTGGTCTAATTGTTACAGGAGATCCATCTTCCATGATCTTAGCTTTGTTGTAGAATGGTGTTCTGGAGCCATTCTTGACTGATACAGACTGTCTAAATGTGCTACCTAAAGATATTCCATTACCAGCAACAAAATATTCTAAATCAAACAATCTAGCATCTGGGCTACCAGTCTGATTCCATTCATATACATGGTGAAGCATTTCATGGTCAACTCTAGCCATACTGTCAATATATTGCTTCATTACATCAATAACAGACTTGCCAAAGTTCTTATAGAATTCTGTTTTGCCAGATTCGATGCCCTGCAGATATCCCAAAGAGTATTGGATTACATTGTCCATTTCTTTTTGAAACTGCTTCTGATCAAAGGATATAGATATCATACATCAACGCCCTGGTTCTCTGATCTTCTAAGAACAACCTTGAAAAATTCCACCTTGCCAAATGGCCCCATTACTGGTTCGTGAGATGCTACTTCAAATATTGTAGCTTTGCCATTCCTAACTCCAGATGTTTCCATATAGATCTGATTACAGCTAGCATCCTTAACGTTGCTGACAACAATGTTTGTTATTGCAGTTCCTGACTCTTGTAAAGAAATTCTTAAATCTGTCTTAACTCTACCTACCAAGATTATATCTTTGTTAATATTAACATTTGGAATTACTTCTTCTTTGGCAGATGCTCCTGCTGGACCCAAAAAGCAAGCAATAGTCTTATTGTGAATCCAGTGCTTTTTGACTTGACCATAGGCACCTTGTTCGACATTGGGATAAAATATATCCGCTGTCATTGGATACATGAAGTCTGTTGATTCACATGTAGGCATTACAGGACTCCGACTTTGATGATAGGTTTCTTATACTTATCAAGTATCTTGTCTACCACCATGTTTCCAGTGCCCTCCAACATAGATTTATCAAACTGAATCTTAAACTGTGTGGAATCATATGATGCAACATACTTTTCATAGTAATCTAACTTGCCACACTTAATATCTTCTATAAGCATCTTTGTAGCTGCTTCAACGTCTGGTGGGATAGCTCTATAGCCTTCATCTAGAACAAATAGATAATCTGCTCCCTTTGCAAATGTTCCATAATTTCTTGCATCATAAACATAATCTCCTTGTGCCATAGGCAAAGATATAGCTTGTGAAGTAATTAGGTTTGCATTACCAGTCCATTCTTTTACAATAGCAGAGTTGTCTAATGTAACTTTAAATGTGTAAGCATTTGTTTCTGGTGTATCAATATCAAAAATTAAAACATTGTTTTCGTATACCTTTAGTACACGGTTTGCATCTTTCCATACTGGCATGTAATCAAGGCCATTTCCAACTACCTGATAAATTGACTTGTGATTATAAAAACCATCGCCCATGTATGTGTCAATGAGTGAACGTGCAATTAGTTCATAGGTCTTGTACTGTGACTTTTCTGATGCTGTCTCACCTAGCTTTGATGGATCAGTATATGGCCTGACGATGTCCAGGTTTTCTTCATAAATAATGTGTTCATGTTCTGCATCATAAAATCTTACCAAGAAGATTCTATCGAACTGTACCTTGCTTAATGGCAGTGTATAGCTTACAACGCCATTGGCATCTGAAGTAATTGTGGTTTCTTCTATCGAGTGGTCCACCAAATCCTCAACATAAAGAATGTACGAGTAATTAGCGTCTGGCAAATTCCATGTTGTGGTTAGTGGATATGGTGGAACCCTCAATATTTCCATGTTACTTTAGGAACTCCCTAGCAACTTCATCAGCACTTGCTTCTCTGACGTGGCTGCGAGTTAGCCACTTTGCAGCAGCTTCCTTTGATACGATATTGTATCCAAGTGAAACTCTACCTACACCGTCCCAGAAAACGTTACGTGATGAATAGATTGCAACGTCATCATTCTTAATTTCTGATGATGACTTCTTTGGTTCTTTCTTAACCTTTGGAGCAGCCTTAGTGGTGGTTGCACCAATAACGCCATTAGCAACTTCGCCCATGATCTGTGCTTCTGCTTTTGACTTACCTTGGTCGTTAGTAATTGTATTTGAATCCTCTTTAACTGGCTCTGCTTCTACAGGCTTGACCTCTTCAAGGAGTGGGGCTGCAATTTCTTCAGCCTTGTCTTCTGCAACAATTTCTTCAGCAGGTGTTTCCTTGACAATGTCTTCAGCTTCAGGGATCACATCATTTGTAGTTTCTTCAGACATAATTCCTCCTTAGTTGTCTAGTTATATTATAACATTATATATAAGATAAGGGGCAGGAGCTTGGATGCCCCTGCCCCCTAAAAGGTACTGTTTACAGATTATGCATCTGCAGCAGCGTCTGCGAACGCAATAGCGTCCTGCTCTTCCCACTGAATACCAAAGCGAACGAATACGGTGTATTCAATTGTGTCCTTCTTTGGCTTGTATTCACGGTTAACAGTGATGTCTCTCTGGAAACCCCAAACACGGTTAGATGGGAATGTAAGGTCAACGTAACCTTCTGGGTAGTAAGGAACTTCCTGTACGTCAATTCCTAGAACACGAGTTGTACGTGCTCCACCGAAAGTCTGACCATTACCATCAAGGTATGCCTGACGGTTTGCAGGTGTACCAGCAGGTGTACCAGCAAATGCTTCAGCAATAGCGTCAGCAAGGGTACCATTGTGCTTTACGATACCAGCAAATGCGTCTGTACCAGCGTAGAACTTAAGGTTGTTCTTAAGTGCACGGTACTTACGTGGCATAGCAAGGATGATCTTCTGCATAACTTCTGGAGTCCATGCATTGTCAGCTACTGTAACAACTGCTTCGTGAGCATCGCCATCAGTCTTAACCTTGTTAACAAAACCGTTCATGATCGACAGGAAGTTACCTGTGTCACCGTCACCGTTAATAGCAAGATCTTCGATGTCATTTGCAAAAGCATTTGTCATAAGACGTACTAGGTGATCCTCAAGAGCACCACCTTCAATACCGTCTTCGAGAGCTTCAGCAGATACTTCCCAGTCAAGACGAATCTTCTTGGTTGTAAGTTCTACCTTTGAGAATGTAGCACCAGCGTTGGTGTAGTCACCGTTAGCCTGTGAAGCAGCACGAATAACACGCTCACCCACGTTAACCTTTTCAAGTTCCATGGTGTTAGCTTTCATTGTTACTCTGCGACCATCCTTAGCAAGAACAGTTGCGTCCCAGACATAATCAATAAATCTGCGAGCTTGTTCAGGACGAAGAATACCACTGCCTGCATCACCTGAAGGATTTACGGCATTTGGTCCAGTTGTTAGACCATAGTTAGCTGTTGGGATATTTCCAACTGCACCACCAGTAGCGTAGTTACCAGGGATAGCAGCACCAGCTGTTGAACCTGAAGCGAAAGCACCTTCTCCGTTAAAAAGACCAGAGTCATTGCCTGCAGCATCAGGGTTGTTTTTCTTAATTTCTTCCGACATATTGTCACCTCCTAAGTGATATTACTTAAATAGATCGGCAGTTTTGAGGAAACGTCCGCCCCATATGGATTTTTCAACCTGTGTCTCAGGCTGTTCCTGAACAATCTCTCCGAGATCGCCAGACTTGCGGAAAGCGGTGTCTGCTTCTACTGCATCTACTCTCTTTCCAAACTCATCAAATGTACCTTTGGCAGAAGCAACTTCGTGCTTAACTGTCTCAAGTGATTTGTTCAATGAAGAAATTTCATCCTGCATTGACTTTACTGTTGATACTAGATCGCTAAAGGCTGATGTCACTGTATCCTTCATGTCAGCAATTGACTTTGAAAGATCTTCGGCATCGTCTGATTTCTTAGCCTTGTCTTCTGCTTCTTCGTCAGCTGGTGTTTCGCCAGCATCCTCAGCAGGTGTCTCCTCATCTGCATGTGGCTTCATAGCCTTTTCTGCATTTTCCTCATCGGGAGTAGACTCAGCTTTTGCCTCTGGAGCGACCTCAGCTTCAACAACTACAGCTGCAGTTTCTTCAACTACATCTGCTTTTTCCATGTTGTCTTCAGTCATAGGACTTGCCTCCTTTGTCATCTTAGCAGTATTAATGCCTTTAGCACTATCAACTAAGAACTTTATCATTTCTGTTTTTTCGTCATCATTCTTTTCAACGAAACCTATATTTTTCATTGGCTTTCCATCGACAGGGCTAACCTCTGATTCTTCAGTTGAAATTTTAACGATTCCAGATTGTTCATCATAGAAAACGTTTTCAACTGAAACTTCTGATAGGGGTCCAGACACGACTGTCTTGCCATCAACTTTCTGAACAGATAAAATGTTAGCAAATTGATTAGCAGGATTGTCAACGAGTGAAAGTTCTACTAGGTCGTAGTCCTTAATAATTCTAATTGGGCGATCAGCCTTTGTATCATAGCCATCGTCCCACTTGTTCATTCTACCGCCAATTGAAAAACCTGAAAGGGTGCCATCAAGGACCTTTTCCCAAGTGTCCTGAGCACCCTTTGATACATATACAGAAACGTAGATTCCAGAATAAACCTTCTTGGTATCTGGATCAAAATACTTATCCTCTTTGAAAGCGACCATCTTGCCAACTGCAAGAGGTTCATGCATTTCACGGATGTTGCCACGGAATCGTGAGAAGGCACTAAGAGATGCTTCTGGAGTAACGATGTCATCTTGCTTATCAACATTGTCTAATGTTGCAAAACCAGATACAATACGCTTTTCTTGATCCACTTTTGAAAGTGGCATCGATAGCCGAATGTCTTCACCTTCGGTAGACCAGTGTGCCTTTGATATACTCATACTATATTATATTATAGAGCCCTTTTTATACATTTTGATATATTTTAAGCTATGTAGCTAATTATATCATAATTTATGCTGTTGCTCTTCCTTCACCTTTTGGATTTCTTCCAGATACGGTACTCGTACTATCAGAGTTATTATTTGTTCTTTCTGCATCTCTCTGTCTATCAGCAGTTGAATTTGCAGCATCTTGTGGCTTTATCTGCATTGGCTTATTACCTTCTCCGTCAGGTCTAGGTGGCATTCCAAGCATTTCTCTTGCCTCATCTGGAGTAATGACCTGATTCTTTACATATCTTTCAATAATCTGAGACTGTGCAATTTCGTCAGTTAGGGTAAGCTCATTAAACTTAAAATCAACGATGTCTGTTTTTTCGTGAATAATTCTATTGATCATTTTTGCAAGGTTAGACTGAGCAGGTCTAGACACTTGCTCCTTAAATGTTCTATCTTGTGCAAGGGCAGCAGCGACAGCTGATGAATCCCCACCACCAAGCTTTGATAGCGGAACTTGATGTGCTACAAGAATATCGTCACGGTTACGAATACGATATTCATTAAATGATGCTTCCTGAGTTCCATTCTCCACAGCTTCCATCTTGAACTCAACCTTATTGGTATCTGAATCTCCAGGAAGTGGGATGTATAGGGTTCTGTGGTTTGACCCCTTTAGGCTGGTCTGTAAGAATCTAAACATCTTATCTTCTGCGTCTTCTGAAAGCTTTGCACCCTTCAGCGTAACGACATAGCGTGGAACGCCCTTGTTTCCAAAGTAGTCAATGTTGTACTGAGATGCTAGCTGATCTCCATAAAGAGATGAAATTGCAGACATAATATCTGGTACACCATAGAATGAATTTAGTGGAGAATATTCCTTATAGTGCAAAATCTCGTTAGGTCTTGGGTCAGCAGTGATTGGGTTTGGATTCTTTGCACCAAAGTTTCTAAAGTAAACAACACGATTACCAATAATCTGAAGGTAGCCATCTTTCATTCTGCGTACACGAATAGTTGTAGCAGGAATATGGCCTACATAACCAATCTCACCCTTAACAGTTCTACCAATTTCAAGATATCCATTTCCAGTTGCCTGGACATCTGTATAAAACTTTTCTAGGACATGTGTAAATGACTCATCTGAATTTAAAGATTCTAGCCAATCTCTTAGCTCAACCTTTGTTCTTTCAATTCTCTTTTTTGCCTTCTCTATTGCACTCTCATTAGTAGCAGCATCCAAAGAAAGCATTGTACGCTTTGACATCTCAAAGTCGTAGCCTAGTCCAACAATATTTTCTACCTTAGCGTCAATTGCTGCGTGGTTGGCAAATGATGTATCGTAGTAGTTTGCAAGTTCATAAAGGTTCCATGGAGGAGTAATGACATCAAACATGCCATATCCATTTCTATATACTCTACCTGGATTGATTTCTTTAGAACGTGCTTCATCTCTACCAGTTCTTACTGCAAGTGCACTGTCTTGATACCCTGGATCTGTCAGGTCATAGTTTGGTGACACAACTCGTGTCTCAAGTAGGTCATCTGCTTTGTTGATACGCTCTGTTCTGCGTTTAAAGTTTTTGTCTAAACCTTGATATAGCTTAAGGGTGGACCAATCATTTAGGAATGGGTCTTGTGCTTTAAAAAGATCTTCTTTAACCTCATTCTCAGAGATATTTGCATTGATGTAGATTGGTCCATTGTCTTCTGACATTATTCTTCGTCTCCATAAAGTTCTAGGGTTTTCTTAGCTGCCTGAACTGCACCCAGGTCATTTAAGTTAGGAATTAGGCCCTGGTTCATTCTCTCTACCTGTTCAGCATAGACTTCATCAGATACTCTTTCTAGTCCTGGAACAAAAACACATTCGCCTTCTCCATCATCGCCATAGTGTACTGCAGCATCTCTAAGTTTTTTAATCTGTGCTAGGTCACCTTTATTTGACGGTATGTTCAGGACGTTGCCCTCTCCGTCAGTAAACCATTTCCCATCAGACTTTTTGTAGACATACAGACCCCAGTCATACATCTTATCGATGACTTGACGGCGAACGTTATTTACAAGGGGCTTTCCAGTTTTTTGACTAATTAAAGAATCCATAACCATTAGTATACCATATTATGCAATATTAACAGTCGTATTTACCACGTTGTCGTTATTGACAACCCTAAATCTGTACCTATTTGCCCTAATGGTTGATTTGTCATCTATGACAAGCTTTGTGGATCCAACGTAAGAGTTATAAATATCTGCTGGATCAACTCCATAGAAGCTTTGGGTAGCTAGGACTAGAGCTTCAAACCACTTAAAGTTGCCCTCCCAATATCTCCAGTCATATTCCAATCTTCCAGATTCCTTGACACCTAGCCAGCTTCTTGTAGCGATTTCTAGGACTTCTGCCAATCTGCTTGATGTATAAAAAGATATATTATTAAACATCATTGGACCATTAATTCTTAATGCTGCCGTATTCAGTGAGGAATCAATCTGATTGCTAAAGTAGATGCCAAGGGCTGACCACTGTTTTAGCGAGATAACTGGCTCTCTAACAATTTTTCCGTTAAGGTAGAAGGCAATTCCAGATTCAAGCTGTCCAGTTTTCATATTAATACAGAAAATCTTTCCTCGCTTTCCATCCTTATGAACTGCCTGAACAAAGAATCTTAGATGCGTAGTATCACTTTCAATCTCAAAGATCTCTGTTGGAGAGTATGGGAAGTATTGCAAATCATACTTCATGAAACCCTGCAAGGCAATAACTCGATATAAGTCAACCTTATTAACATTGATTGGAATCTCAATTCCTCTGTTGACTTCTCTATCCATTGTCCCAAACACACGAATACCACTATTTTGATTCAAATATAGGTGCGGTGTGCTGCCCTTGTAAATTGAAAAAGGATTTTTCTTTTTGAAATCATAATAATATCTATTCTTTGCATATGGGTATATGTCTACAGCATTTCTTGTCCCAATTGGTGTTTCTGAAGTTTCATTTAATGACATAGATGAAATGGCTAGGTTTGCAATAGATACTGGTCGATCAACTACATTATCATTAATTATTTTAATCTCAACAAACATTGAGAGTGAATTAAAGTCTACATTGGCTGGTGGATAAATAATTGAGTTGTCTACAATTTCATATTTTGTGTTTATCCACTCTGCCCCTGGCTCAATAATAGATTCGTCATCTAGTTTTGAGTAGTTTGTATAGTATGAGTCAGAGTTTGAGTATCCACTGTTATTTTCTTTAAAGTATATGTATGTCTTTGCTAGGTATCCATCAGTGTCTAGCTTATAAGAATTCTTAGTATTTTCTGCAAGATCAGCATAGTCGTTGTATCCAGTAAATAGTGGATTGTCTAGATCAGCATAAGTCCTTGATGCTGGTACTGAGAATTCATTTTTTAGCTGATTATATGTCCATCCATCTCCGTTAGTTATGACTTTTACTAGCTTGTTTGGTGCTGGAATATCTACATTTATTTGAAGAAAGTCTAGGTCATATTTCTGATAACCATCTTGGTCTGTAATGTTTTTTGCAAAATACGACAAAGGCAAACCTGATGTCCATGAACCTGATGATGAAACCACTAGATCAATAGCGTTGTTAATTTCTAAGAATTTAACACTATAGCTTGCTGTACCAGATAGAACCTGTGTAGTTGCAAAATTGGCAACATTTCCACCATCCCATATAAATTGCCAAAATGTAGTATTGTAGTACTCAGCATCAGCATATCCTTCAGCGTCAGAAATATCATCAGTTCCAAAAATCAGACCTCTGCTATTAAATGATGATGCGAACTCTTCTATGGAATATTCATTGAATAGGCCAAATGCATAGATATTTCCTGTATATGTGTCAGAGTTTCCAGATCCACCAATCTTAACAGAAAGGGATGATGCTTTAGCAAAAAATCTTTCTACCTGATAGCCATAGCCTTTTGATAGCTTGTTGAAGTTTATACCAACAGTATAGATTTCTCCACCTATAAATGGTGATGAGGTTGTTACTGATGTATATACCCCACTAATTGTCAATCCATAATTGATGTATCCATCTTTTTTAAAGATGTCAAAACTATCTCCAGTATTTTTATCAGAAAGTGTAATCAGCATTTCTTTTTCTGTGCTATTGTCAAGATCTTTAAAGGTTGCATAGACACCACTAAATGTTCCAGATATATTTTTTGATGCATCTGAAATGTTTATGAAAGAGTTTTCTGGAAGTCTTATATATGAGTCATCCTCGTTCTGATAAGCAATTGCAGATGATAAAATTTCTTGCTCTGAAACATTACCAACTATTGATGGCTTTTCTGGAACTATATTCTTGAGTGACTTATTATCAAATGTCAAATTGTTTATTTTTCCAGCTGACCACTGTGAATGTTTTGGATAAGAGTAATTGTTTGCATATTTTGCAAATGAATAGTCAATATTAACGCTTGAGCCTCCATACTGAAGATTCAACGATTCTGGATTTTGAATTGCTTGGCCATATACCCAGTGTTTTTTAGCTATTGTGTTATTAAACAAATAGCCATACAAAGATATACAATCCATCTCAAATGGATGTATCTCCTGACTTCCATATATGGCCACCCAGTCTGTACTCTTTTGATCAACTGTCATATCTGGGTAAATAATTGTAGACTGATCTATTGTAAGGTCAATAACTGATTCACCATTTAAAAATAGAACTGCTCTTGATGCAGAAACTGATAGATTGACAAGCATTGGTCTAAACCATTCACCAACGTAATAAGTTTTAGAATATTTTCCAATCTTTAATGTTATAAATTCTTGATCAATATATATTCCCGAATTATTTCCAACTGGACCAATAATCTTGTATGGTGCTGAATTTGTTGGCAATGCTCTGAGCCAAAATTCTAATGTATAGTCTCTATATTGTCCAGATTTATTTAAAAATCCATTAGCTGGTAGCAAAGCTTTTACTGATTGAGTATCTGAAACTGTTACTGAGCTTTGTGATCCGAAAACCAAAGGAATAGAATCTGAAGAAAGACCTAGACGATTGCTATCTACTAATACATAACCATTTCCATCTATAGCACATGAATTTGAAAGAATTAAACATCTTTGCTCATTTACTACCCCATAAATATTTTCTGGAATAGCGAATGGAGTTAATCCCGTAGTTGATGAGTTAAATGATTCTGACCATTGTCCAGTTGACACACCATTAATAAAGAAAGACGAAGAGTTGTCTGGATCTTCAATATATTCAAAAGCAATATCTATTGAATAGTCAGTATCCATACCTTCTGGTAAATCAAATGTTTCAGATATAAACATCCACTTACCAGGAATAACTCCAGAAAATCTTTTATTTACATAGTTTGACCCAAATGATGGATCTTCATAGGCATATCCAATCGATATAGCAATAGATGATTTTGGAGCACAGTTGACAAAAGCACCAATTGTAATAGTTGAAAGGTCTTGATTGATGTGTGAAAACTTACCAACTGCTGGGCTAATGATGTGAACCTTTTGTACGTTCTGGTTATTAAATCTACCAACAGTTAAAACATAACAATCCTCATTAGCTAGAGGACTATCTATGTTATTATTTTTGACCAATGTAAATGATTCTGCACCAACACCCCAAGTATTAAGATCTCTTAATGTTGGTCCAACAAGATCTACATACGACAAATCGTCATCTAGCGACCATAGTGAAATGGGGTTATCGGCTAATATTTTAGACGCATACTGATTTAATGAACTAGGCATAAGTTTCTCCTAGTATATTTTATCATACTATACGTGTAAACCAGCGTGGAGTTGTATATCTGATACCTTCTGCAATTGGCTTGACTCCATGGATATATCTTGGATTATCTGGAAAGGTTAGCAGATCTCCAGGTTGTGGTTTATGAGAAATATCATATTCTGGGAAATAGATATCTCCACCAGTATAGTCGTTATTTATATAGATAAGTGTAGCAATATCATTTGGCTTACTTGCATCATAGTGCTCATGCATACCCCACCCAGACTCAAACCTAGCTATGTGTGACATTGCTGGCTCAAATGGCTTGAATTCGCCTCCATAATGCTCTACGACAAAGTCATAGACTTTCTTGCCCCATTCTGTCACCAGTGCCCTTACAGCCTGTGTGTCAACGTCATCCTTCTTGAATACATTGACGGTAAACTCTTTTTCTCCATTACCATACTCATCAAATTCGCCATCATTCTTTCTTGAGTATGCATCAATAATTTCTATGACATCTGCTGGCATAAAACCTGGAATGTAATGAATCTGAGACTTCAATTCTTCTTTTGTCATCATCTAAACCTATCTTCTGGTGAGTGTTTTGGCATGTTGTCAGCACCGCATTTTGTACAAGTAAGCTTTATAATTCCAGTAACTGGACATTCATTACCACGAACTACCTCATGACCTAGTATTTGACACTTTTTAGCTATTAGCCATTTATAGAATCCCATTAGTTGTGCCTCATCATATTAGTGGTACCCAATGTTGAGACACTCCTCCGCCATCTTGAATTGATTCTACAACTCTTGTATCATATGCCAGAGTTATTCTCTTTTTGTTTGAATCGCCCCAGTGACCACGAGCATGCTTATGGCCAGTTTCCGACAAAATGGCTCTATTGTTTTTATTTTCATTTCTAAATGGTGTTACACCATTGATTCTATAATGTGTTGTTGATGGCTCTGCATTGATGCAATAATATCCGTGAATATCTGGCATTCCCATACCACCAGAGTGTTCGTGTAGGTTTGGCTCAATGTGGTATGTTTCATACTCTTCTAAAGAACAATCATCTGCGTCTTCAACGTTAATCCAACCTTGAACATAGTATTCCATTTCATCAAAATCTTTACCATAATGGTCACATGCCTCTTTAGCCATATCTCTTACTGCTGCATAAAGCTTTCTAATTACCTTATGCTGCATTTGAAAAATATTATAGTTGCTTAAAAGTCTAGTGGTGAGGCATCCATGATTTTCTGCCTTAATGCTTTGTGCATACTCTTTTGTAATACCTGGCAATTCGCCATCTAACATCTTCTGTTCTACGACAATACAGAAATCATAAAAATCTTCCAAGTCATTGTCAGATATATCTAGGTATCTTTCAAAGAATTTGTGCTCTGCCATATTAATTTCCTAACTTGATCCAGTGATCCCCAACAAATGCTGTCTTAACCATTGATGGGTTTTTTGGACTTATGTCATAGGCAATGGTGATTCTATTGCCATCCCAGTTCCAGTTTTCAATCGCATGTGGGTGACCAGTTTCCGATAAAACTAGTCTATTGTTTTTATTTACATTTTCAAACAACTTATTAACATCTCTATTGATGTGATAGAACGTTGATGATGGTTCTGCATTCACACAGTAGTAACCATGGAATACTGGTGCCCCAGTTCCATGCATGTGATCGTGGAACCACTCTGGATGACCTAGAGGAGACTCTCCACCATAAACAGATTTTTCATTAATATTAAACCATCCACAAATATAGTAATCAGCAGCATCAAAATCAATGCCATAGTACTCACATGCTTCTTTAGTTGTCTCTAGTAGTCCTAAATATAGCTTTTTAATTGCTGGATGATCCCAGGTGAATATGTTGTAATAATCACCAAGCATGGTTGTCAGTGCGTCTCCACGCTGGTGCTTTTCATCAAATACGTCTTTTGGTGCATTGATGCCATTCGCATAAATAAAATCTCTTTTATCGACAAGGTATGCCGTTAACTCTGATAAATCATTGTCTAGGTATCTATCAAAAAACTTATGCGATGGCTTCTCAATCATGCTAGTGGGATCCAGTGCTGTTCTGCATTGTGTCCACCACGCTGTAGGTATCTGAATGGTGTTACATCGTAAGCAACAGTAATTCTGTCGCCTTCCCAGTCCCATTCGCCCTGTGAGTGTGGGTGGCCCATTTCTGAAAGAACCAATCTGTTGTTCTTATTAATGTTTTCTTTTTCTTCGTCAAAACACATGTAGTATGTTGAAGATGGCTCTGCGTTTACACAGTAGTAACCATGGAAATCTGGTGCCCCTGGACCACCGTGTTCATGCCAGCCAAGTTTACCTTGGCCTGCGTGGTTAATATTAAACCATCCTTGAATCATGAACTGCTCTTTTTCAAAGTCAAGCTCATAATATTCACATGCTTCACGAACCAGCTGACCGATTCCCTTGTACAACTTATAGATTCCGTCAATGTGGAACTGGAATACATTGTATTGTCTCCACTTCATAGTGGAAATACTGCCAGACTCTTTCCATACTTCAAATGGACTGACTGGCGTTACCCCAGCAAGTTTGGCATTTTCAATTAGTTCGTATCTAATTTTTAGCTCTTTTGCCAGCTCATCTAGATCGTTATCTAGGAATGCCTCAAAGAATTTATGAGGCTTTGTGCTTGCACTTGTACTTCTAAGTGTCGTTTGGTCTTTATACGACATACCCATATTGGACATTTGTGAACTCCATTCTATGTCTCTTTTATAGATTAGTATACCATAAGTGGCAGACTATCTGAATGAGAATACTTTGAATGGAGAGAAGGTAAATACTCCAAATGGGGCAAAACCAAATACGCTAAAGAATCCAAAGGCTGGAGCAAAGCTAAATACGCTGAAGAATCCGAATACTGCAAAGAATCCGAATACTGAAAAGAATCCGAATACTGAGAAGAAGTTGAATACTGAGAAGAAGTCAAAAACAGAGAAGAATCCGAATACTGAGAAGAAGTTGAATACTGAGAAGAATCCAAAAACGCTAAATGTTGTAATTGACGCAGATGTTCCAATAGCAGAGTTACCATTGCCATTGGTAGCATAAACATCATATGTCTGTGCAGTTCCAGCTTCTTGGTTTACGTTAACTGGGGAGGTAGAAGAATCTCCAGACTTACCATCACTAGATGTCCAGTGATAGTTAGTAATAGCTTTTCCACCATTATTAGTTGGTGCAGTCCAAGAAAGCTGGTCATATGCTTGACCAGTGCCAGAGTCTGGAGATAATACAGATACAGATGTTGGTGCATCTGGAACTGTTGTAATCAGCACAGATGCTGAGGCAGCAGATGATCCAGATGTTCCAGAAGCATTTGTAGCAGTAACAGTAAATGTCACATTTGTATTAGATGGAATTCCAGTAACTGTAATTGGAGATGAAGACCCAGTTGCAGTCTGCCCAGTTGAAGCAGTTACAGTATACGATGTTGCAACTGGAGAGTTAGCAGGTAGAGAAAAGCTAACTGATGCTGCACCATCGTTAAATGCTCTGCCAGTACCAATGTCTGTTGCTGAAACGCTTGTAGGTTCCATTGGTTGCAAAAAGTCATTGGCTTGCTGTGAGTGTCTACCTGCTCTTTTGCTCATCTATTTTATCCTTATCTGTAAGTTCTTAGGCTGACAAGTCTCCGTAGACAACCCATGTGTTTGCTGCTCTCTTCATAAGAGTTGCAGAAGACCACTGAGTTCTCAACTTTAGACCTGGTGTTGCGTTTACAGTAACTCCACCTGCACCTGCAATTGTAACCTGTCCAGTAGAAGTCTGGAGGATATCAAGAGTGGTTCCGATTGGGTAGTCTACTGATGAATCTGCTGGGATTGTTAGAGTTGTTGCTGAAGAGCTTCCAACTTCAATAAGTGTATCTCTTTCATTAAGATTTGACAGTGTGTATGATGCTGTCTTTTGAGAGATTGTAGTGATAGATGGAACACCCTGCTTTGTCTGGATTCCGTCTGCAAATTCGACTCCACCTAGCTTTAGGGTATCAAATGTTGCTGTTCCAAAGTCAACGTGGCTATCTGTTGGCTCAGCTGCACCAGAAACAAGCTTCCACTTTCCATCTGTTGCATCACGAACAATACCTGTGTGGAAGTGTCCTGAGTTTGAGTCGCCATACGCACCAAAGATACCAATATCAAGAGTGTCTGTATCGTACTGCTCTGCAGCAAGGTAAATTAGTGAGTCTGTAACCTCAAGGTTGGTTGCATCTACTGTTGTGGTTGTTCCCTGTACTGTAAGGTTTCCTGTAATTGTCAAATTCTCAGCAGTTGCGTTACCAGTGATAGCTGGAGCAACCTTTGGAGCATATGTAGCTGCTGCTGAAGATTCTGCTGCTGTCTGTGCATTATCTGCCTTGGCCTGGGCACCTGTCTGTGTCTCTAGCTCTGCAGTATCTGCAATTCCGTGTACAGATGTTGTGTCTGAGTTGTGTGTTCCAACTGCATCATCTGCATATGTCTTTGTTGCCAAAGCTGCGGTATCTGAAATACCATGTACGTTTGTAGTGTCTGCATTGTGATCAGAAATTGCTCCTGATGCTGCATTGTCTGCATAAAGCTCAGTTGCTACTGTACCGTCAATTGCTACTGTAATCTTGTTAGTAGAGTCGTCATATGTGGCTGTAATGCCTGTACCGCCCTCTACTGCGTTACCAAGGGCATCTTGAGCACGTTCAGTAGTGAAATATAGGTTTGCACCCTCTGCAACGTTATCTGTTGTAAGACCTGCAATATCTGATTCAATTCCAGACACAGTGGTGTTCAATGTATCAATTGCTGTTCCCTGTGTGCTATTTGTTGTCTCAATTGCTGCAACAGAATCAGACAAATCTGAAATATTTCCAGTGTGTGTTGCTAGGGTTGTCTGAATAGTTTGAACTGCAGAATCATTATTTGTCTGATATGTCTCTCTTGCAGATGTTTCTGTTGCAAGGTTTGTTGTGAGTGCTGTAATATCTGTATTAATATCTACAATAGTCGCTGCTGTAGATGTTGACAAATCGCCAATATCAGCAGTTAGATCTGAAATAGCTGTAGTTAGTCCAGAAGCAAGCTCAGAAAGAGTGTCTAGCTCTGCAGGAGCTGACTGAATAATATTGCTTAGCTGAGAGATTGGAACCTGAGCGTTACCATCTAGTGTAGCAACACCATTAGCAGATGCCTTCTCTGCGTCCTTGACATATCCGCTAATGTCAAGATCATCAAAATTCTTAAAGTATGTTAGGCTGGTCCAAGCTGTTGTACCATCACCAATCTTAAATTGTCCAGAATCGGACTCAAAGCCGATTTCACCAGCAGAGAGAATAGGGTTTGCAGCAGTCCATTGTGCTGCAGTACCTCTGCGTTGCTGCATTCTTGTTGCCATGTATTTTCTCCTCTTTCAGGAATTTAATCCCTGATTTATATTATATCCTATGTTTTAGTTAAAATTATCAGATACTGATCCACCATCAAAGATTAGAGTGAACTCAGTTGATCCTGGGCTTCCGCCATCAATTCCACTTGACATAGGTGCTTGTGGTACTGAACCACCTTCACGGAAGGTAGTTGTAATTAATCCAGTACCGCCAACAGAGGTATCGTGGATGTGTTGAGCCAAAGTTAATGTATCGTCAATAGTTGCAATAGTTGTCCAACCAGTATCTTCGTGGTAAATATTTACTCTCTTTGTTACTGTGTCATACCAGAATGCACCATTTGAAGGTGATGAAGGAGCAGTAGAGGCAACAGCAGCTCCGCCAGAATTAGCGTCAACGTATGCCTTAGTAGCTACGTGAGTTGCATCTGTTGGATCGCTAGCAACGATGGGGCCACCAAAGACTCCACCTTCTGCTACCTGGATTCCGTTTTTTACCTTGAAATCCTTGTTTACTGTTGCCATCTACTTACTCCTCTAATTACTTAATGATTGTTCCAAATACAGTCACGACAGAGTTGTTGTTGGCTGTAGTGACACGAAGTCTTACATTACCAGCATTAACATCTGCTGTGATAGTTGATGCAGAGCCATTCGTTCCAACAACAGCATATTCTGTAATTGCAATGTTGTCTGCAGAGTCAAGGGTAATCATTACCTTTGATAGCTCTGTGTGTGAGCCATAGGCAACCTTTACTGTGTATTCTGCTGAACGGTATACAGCTGAGTCGAACTCGTGTGCTGTTACCTGGCTAGCTGTAGCAACTGTAGCCTGAGTAGCGACATTAGTAACAATGTTATTAAGGTCAATCTCAGTAAAGTTAGGAACTACTGCTTCAAGTGCTGTTACTGCACGTTCGTTTGTGAAGTATAGGTTTGATCCCTCAGCAAGGTCAGATGTTGTAGAATCTGCTACACCATTTTCTGCTGCAATTGTAATACCATTGCCATCACCAGTAATAGTGATATTTGTTAGGTTGGCACTAGTTAGCAAGTCAGCAGCTGCTGTCTTTGCACGTGCATCTGTGAAGTATCTATTTACAGGAGCAAGAGTCTCTTCTGGGATATCATCAGTTGTAAGTGCATTGATTGCGTTATCTGTGTATGTGTTTGCGTTAGTTTCAGCTGTTGATGCTGAACCTGCTGCATCATAATTTGTTGCAAGTCCGTCCGCATAGTCCTTTGCATTTTGCTCTGCAGTGTTTGCATATGTCTGTGCAGTTCCAGCTGCAGTAACGATTGCATCATTGTATGCTCCTGACGCTACTGAGTCTGCGTACTGCTTTGTTGCTGCTGCTAGAGCCTGTGTTGGGTCTGCTGCAAGAACAAGTTCTCCAGTCATTGTGTCGCCAGATTTAGCTACTTTTTCACCAATTGATGTTCCAATTGTTGATGCAAAATTTGCGTCATCATTAATAGCTGCTGCAAGCTCATTTAGTGTATCTAGAAGAGCTGGAGCTGAGTCTACAAGATTTGCAACTGCTGTATCAGTATATCCATTTGCAGAAGCAATAGCATTGCTTTCAGCTGTTGCAGCTGCACCAGCAGCATCGTAGTTAACTGCAAGTCCATCTGCATATGCCTTAGCATTATTTTCTGCTGTTGTAGCAGATCCTGCTGCATCATAGTTGGTAGCTAGGCTATCTGCGTAACCTTGAGCTGCAGTCTGTGCTGCATTTGCCTTAGTTGTTGCATCATCAGAAGCTGTTGAAATTGCTTCTGACTTTGCTGTTGCAATATCAGTAGCTACTGCTGACTGTGCACGTGAATTTGTAAAGTAAAGGTTTGTACCTTCTGCAAGATCATCAGTGTCATGGTTAGACAATGTTGAAACTGTACCAGTTACGTCACCAGTAAGGTTTCCTACTACGTTACCAGTTACATCGCCAATTAGATCTGCTGTAATTTCATTTGCTACAAAGTTACCATTACCGTCACGTTTTACGACAGTATTTGGTGTGTTCTCAGGGGTTGCTGTACCACCAATGAGATCAACGATGTAGTTTTGGTCTTCTTGCTTCTTAGTTAGAACGTCATAGTTATTGACGGTAGCTGTAGCACCTTCAACAACAAGACCACTCTTAACCTTAAAGTCTTTAGTGACTGTTGCCATGTTGTTATCTCCTTGTTATTACGCCTTAAGTCCCATACGTGCAAAACGTACGGTGACAGGTCGAATTATTGCGTCTGGTGTAACAATCAAACTGACTGTATCTCCAGAGCGAGAGACGCTAACGGTGCCCATATTCCCATCATTGTCAATTGTTCCGTATTCTGTTACGCTAATATTATCTGCGTCACAAAGAACGGTCAACTCTGTTGCATAGAACTTGTTGTCTCCTTCAGAAATTTTTGAAATTGAGACAATGTACTTAATCATTCTCCATTGCGTAGCATCAAAGCTATCTACAATGGTTGAACTTTCAATTCCTGTAATCGTGTTCTCATTATTACCAAATGTACCAAGATCAGTTGCCTGAGCAGAGGTAGTGTCAATAAGAGAGTTATAGTCACTTTGAGTAGGACGATCTCCAGTCTCGAAAAGTGTCTTAACATTAGGGATTGTAGTTCTAGCCATGTTTATATTATACAGGATATTTACACATTTTAAAGAATGTAGTTGCTGTAGCCAATAACAGCCACACCAACAGAAGCAGGATTTGACCTATCATATCCTTTATTTCCAATAGCCGTTATTCTAACTTTAAAAGGAAGCTGTTCTACTATATCAATACGTGATATAAAGTTAACAGCATTAGCATTAAAAAAGTTTTTTTGAGGGAATAGTGTTTGTACTTCAGCTATTGGGTTTAATGTTGACATACCCCAAAGATTAGGGGTCTTCAACTCATCTTTAATTAATACAAAAGCCATTATCGATCAGTTACCTCTGATATTACAGTCATGATTCCACGGCATACCGTCCAAACCACAACAGCATCAGAGAGCTGAACATCGAAAACATCGTTTGATTGCAAAAGCTTACACTGAGCTGGAGTTATAGAAACTGTAAACTCGCCAGCGTTATCAAACTCTGACTGGCTTGGTGTAACTGAAAAAATTCTTTCTGTTCCACGTCTAAAATCTGCTTTGATTTCATAATCATTTGGAACAATTGGGTTTCCAGAATCATCTTCTACATAGCATCTAAATGCAGCGTAGTCTCCCTTAACTACCGTCCACCTAACAATTGGTGGGGTAGCTCCAACCTCAATCTCACCTGCAGTATTTACTGCCTGAGTGGAGGTAGTGGTAGTTGTACGTAGAACTGTCATAGTTTTATTATATCATTAATTATGAGAGACCAAGCTTAACTGATCCCCAGGTGCCATCACCCTTTGCACCAACAACAATTATTCCATTGGTTGCGTGTTTATAAATTACCATTGCCACTGCTGAGCCTGCATCCTCATTCCATTCATCTGTAAGACCTCCAGATGATGCAACAAATAATGGACTGCCATTATCGAATGAGGCTGTATTTACTGATGACACAACTCCAGCAACAACAGCAATTCCAACCGAATTATTTGCCATTGTAGCTTTTGCTAAGCCAATTACTGGACTTGTAGTAGAGCCGTTAGCATATGAAACTGTAACATTAGTTCCATCATGTCCAGTTATATATAGAGGGGTTCCTGCATCTAGTGACTGACCAGAAGCATTTTTTACTGGTATGTCAACATAGGAAGCTTGGGGCAAGACGGTATCTAGCCTCTCTACTAGGCTCTTTATATCCCCATGAACATTTACAGCATCAACTGGCTGTGGAAATGGGAGTTGATATTTTGATGATTGACCGCTTGCCATACTATAAATTATATCAGTATTTATCTAAAACTAAACACAGTAAACGCTGGTGTAAAGTTGAATACTGTAAAGAATCCAAATGTAGGTGTAAAGTTAAACACGTTAAAGAATCCGAAAGCTGGTGCAAAATTAAACACATTGAAAAAGCCAAATACGTTAAAGAATCCAAATACATTGAAGAATCCAAATACGCTAAAGAAATTGAATACGCTAAAAAAGTCAAAAACTGCAAAGAAGCCAAATACGTTAAAGAAGTTAAAAACATTAAAGAAGTTGAATACGTTAAAGAATCCGAATACGCTGAATGCAGTAAAAGAGAATAGCCCAATAGTCAAATCTACTGGGGATTCATATTCTGTAAGAGTTTCTGCAGCTGGGTTTTGCTGGATAACGGTATTGTCTTTTGCCTGATCTGCAGGGTCTGTTAATGTTTGTGTTGTCTCTGTTCCAACAACCAAACCATCAGAAACAATTTGTTGTTCAGCATTTTGCTTGGTTAGGGTAAGGTAGTTTCCTACCGATTTCATCCCCTTTGAAGATGCCCATAACCCGAATGAACCTAGCATCTATAGCCCTATGCCGTCAAATCACCAATAAGCAACCACTCGTTATCCGCAATCTTAGTAAGAACTGCACCAGAATACTGTGCTGCAATTTTTCTATTATTATTCTTACTATTTAGAGTAACGTTAACAGTGTTTGGAGCAATAGAAACGGCACCAGTACCATATCTAATTATTTCAACCTTTTGGCCAATCTTGAAAGAGTTAGAGGCATTTTCTGGGATATATACTGTAGTGCTTGATGAGTCATAAATCTTTAGGCTATTTCCTGCATCAGATGCTACAAGTGTATATGCATTTGCTGTAGTAGAAACTGCAACTAGGATTGCAGAGTCATTTGATGAACGCCATCTTGTTCCGTCATAAAATTGAATATCGTTGATTGTGTTACCAGATGCATCTTGTGCAACAAAGGCAACTAGACCAGTTACTGGAGATGTAAGTGCAGCATCACGTGCAATAGTGGTTGCAAAGTTATTAATACCTGCTTTATTTTTTACAACATCTTCAAAAGTTACTGGATCATTAAAGTTAGCTGTTCCTGCAAAGTCATGATCACCAGTCCACTGATAATCAGAGCTTGTGTTGGCAATACCAGCAATTGGTCTCCATGATGTGCCATCAAATAGATAAGCAACCTTTGGTTCTGTAGATATGCTATGTGTCATTATGCTCCAACCTCTTTCCATTCTGTCCCACTGTAAACATATAGCTTAACTGGAGAAGAGTCTGAGTCTACCCATAGCATACCGCTTGAAATATTTGTCGTAGGAGCCGAAGCTTGATAAATTACTGCCTGTGGAAGTACAGCAGTAACCTGTGGGGTATCTGGCATCCAAATCTCTCCAGCAATTGGTGTAGCAGGCTCATCACCATATGTAACACCAATTCCAAGATCTTGAAGTGTAGCAATTTCATCTTGCATTACTTGCAAGTATTTAGCAATAGATGGGTTTGGGATATTATTACGTGCACCCTCAGCTGCTGGATCAAAGGTTGTAGATCCATAAAGAAATAGTCTTAGGGCAGCCTGAATGTCAGCAGACTCGCTGTATGAAGGAATCTTAGTGTTAAAGATACCAGTACCGTTTGCTGTACCATCAATATTTTGTGCCATTTATTTACCTCACTCAAATTAAATTATATCACAGATATGGTTAGATAGACATCTTTTTCGCCATTTACCTGTGACCAAGAATCTCCATCAAACTCAGCAGCCTTGATAGAGATAGGCAAGGCAAGCATATTATTTATGTCTAATGTAACCTCAGATACCATTACAGAAGATGCTACTGGATTGGTTGACTTGAAAGTACACTGTACATGAAAGTTTTGTGCGGATATGGATCTTCCATCCGAATTTCCAAGTATTTGAGAAATTGGAATGTATACCCAAGTCTGCCCATCTGTAAAATCTTGAGCAATTAGCTGTTTTCTAAATACATCTGGTTCTAGCTTAAATACAGATGTCCATCTAGGTCCACCAGGAGCGTAGACGTATTGGTAAACCATTTTATATTCATTATCTGACTGCAAAAGATTTACATACATGTCATATACTTTTGCCGTTTGTGGCAAGGAGACAACTGTTGGCTTGCCCTGACCGTAAAAGAACATATTTCCACGATCACCTTTTGGACCAACGTCAAGGGATACCTGAACTGTTGAAGGTCCACCAAGAATTGTTAATGTTTCAGATGATATCGTAGAGGTAATGTCTGCCATTATACTTCTCCTGCAACATCTTCGGTAATCGTAATAGTTCCAGTAAGAAGAGTGTAATTATATTCATAGTCAGTCAGGGTAGCATCTTTATTGATTTCAACATCGTATACGTATGTCTTTGATGCGTCCAATGCTTGTCCCTGTCCTGGCAAAATTGCACACTTAACATAGCTGATATTATTTGCAGAGTCAGATACGATTTCTGCATAGCCATTATATTTTATTGCACCTGCACCTCTTGATTCAGCAATGACAAAACTTACTGAGTTGAATGTGCTTAGATCGTATGCTGCTCCAGAAGAATCTTTTGGGTAGATTCTAAATTCTAAAGTGTCTCCGCTGTAATAAGAAATATTATATGTTCCTGGAAATGCCATTATGATGCCCTCTCGTATGTTCCGCTGATATAGAAATAGTCAGATGTGGTCAAAACTTTTGGAGAGTTATAGTCCATATTATACTCTTGATTTCCAGAACCATACTTTAGCTCTGCAACTGTAGTTCCTGGCTCTGCATCTAAGAAAACATTGTAGTGTGAACCATTAGCATGTAATCCACCATCTCTAAAAATATAATCATCTGCTGGTGCAAATGGAAGGGTAACTGTATAAGCACCAGTTCCAAAGTTGCTAACATTTGTAAGAGTAAACTTCATTCTAAAATGAACCAAGTCTCCACTAAGCATATAGTGACCAGAAACAGGATTCGTTGTATATGTTAGACCAGTACCTGACCATGTTGGAGTCCAGGTACCCTTTGTTGGTGCACCGCTTGTTCCTGCTGGTCCTTGTTGTCCAGTGGCACCTGTTGCTCCAGTAGCACCAGTGGCACCAGTATCGCCTTTGTCGCCTTTTGCACCAGTTGGTCCAACTAATGAAGCCAACCATTGTGATTCAGATCCTGTAAATCCATTTGAAATTGCAACTTGATATGCAGAAGCTCCGTTAAGACCTGCAGATCCAGTCGAGCCTGTGGCTCCAGTATTACCTCTTGGCCCAACTAGAGAGGCAAGCCATTGTGCTTCTGAGCCTGAAAAACCATTTCCTACTGCAATCTGATAAGCAGATGCACCTGCCAAGCCATTGTCGCCTGGGTCACCTTTGGGACCAATAGATCCAGCTTCTCCTCTGGATCCTGGAACACCTGGCATGGGAACAACTTTAATTACTGTTGTCATAAAGACCCTCCGTATGTAACATCACCGATAACTACGATATTTCCAATTACTGGTGTCCAGATTGTGCCATCTGCCTTAGTTACTTGCAAATCGTATGATAGCTCAGCAACAACCATATTATGCCCAGTACCCCAAAGCTTGGTGACATCAGCTGGGGCTACTATTTCTACATAGCCAGGGTGTGCAACAACCGTTAGCTCATCGACAGTGTCTAGTTTTGGATCATAGGCACTGGATACGTAAGTCCAGCCTGTGGTGTCTATAAATGTTTTCTCATCAGCCTCAAGGAATTCTACGAGGATGTTAGAGGTATCTCCACGAACCACAGTCCATTTGTGGATAACTGGGTCTGCACCTATAGCTGGGTTATTGCAGTTTGTTGTCATAGTGATTCCATTATACACCAAATAATGATAAAAAAGACTAGTATCCAAGCGTGGTGGGTATGAGAGACAAACCTGGATACTAGCCGTTTAAATT